ATTATAAAGATGGAGAAACAGTTATTTTAATAAGATATCCTCATGGTGGAACATTTGAAATACCTACTTTAACAGTAAATAATAGATTACAAGAAGGAAAAGATATAATTGGAACTTCTGGTAATATAGATGCTGTTGGAATAAGTAAAGCTGTTGCTGATAGATTATCTGGTGCAGACTTTGATGGTGATACTGTAATGGTAATACCATTAAGTGGTAAATTTAAGGTGTCTACAACAGATCCTTTACCTGGATTAGTTGGTTTTGATCCTAAATTAGAATATGGACCAGATCCAGTTGAAAGTAAAGCTGAATCAGAAAGACTTGGAGAACAAGTTTATGTTAGAAATGGTGTAAGATATAAACTTATGACTGATACTCAAAAACAGATGGGTATTGTTTCTAACTTAATTACTGATATGACTTTGCAAGGTGCTAGCCCAGATGAATTAGCAAGAGCTGTTAGACATTCAATGGTCGTTATTGACGCTGAAAAACATAAATTAGATTATAAAAAAAGTGAAATTGATAATGGCATTGATGCTTTAAAGAAAAAATATCAACCAAGAAGAATTGATTCATTAACTGGAGAAGAAACTGGAGGAGCTTACACATTGATTTCTAAATCTAAATCAGATTATAGAGTTCCAATGAGAAAACCAGGAGCCCCTTTTGCAAAGGATACAGGAAATCTATTAACTTTAATTGATTCTGAAAAAGGTTTATATGTAGACGAGTCTAATGGTAAAATCTATGGGGATAAAGAAAAAGTTATTTTAAAGGCTGATCCAAAAACTGGTAAAAAAGCATATAGATTAACTGGAGAAATGAAGACCGAAGTATCCTACACAGATTCTAATGGTAAAAAGCAAAAAGCTAGAGTCTATGAAAAAAATGGTGACCTTTATTATAAAAATAATGAAGGTAATTATGTCAAAGTAACTACTGAAATAACAAAGTCATCACCAATATTAATGAAATCTACAAAAATGATGGAAGCAGAAGACGCTCATATATTATCTTCTGGCACAATACAAGAAGAAATATACGCTGACTATGCTAACTATATGAAAGATTTAGGTAATAGATCTAGAAAAGAGGCATTGGCTATTCATGAAATAGCCTATAACCCTTCTGCTAGAAAAGTTTATGCAGAGCAAGTTCAAGATCTTAATACCAAATTAGATGAAGCAGTACTAAATGCCCCACGAGAGAATCAAGCCCAGTTAATAGTAGCCTCTCAAATGAAGGCTATTGAAACTGAAAACCCAAGAATGACGGATGAAGAGAAAAGGAAGCGTTCTACTCAATTGCTAGCCCGTGCTCGTGCTAGTGTTGGGGCCAAACGTAAGGAGATATACATCACCGATAAGGAATGGGAAGCTATTCAGGCAGGGGCTGTAACAAAAAATAAATTATTAGAAATAATAAAAACTGCTGATAAGAAACGATTATCGCAATTATCAATGCCTAGAGATTACCGAGGTTTATCAAAAGCTCAAGTATCTAGACTAAAGAGCTTATCGAACAAAGGTTATAGCAATTCTGAGATTGCTGAATATTTAGGTGTTAGTGAGACAACAGTAATTAATTATCTAACAGGAAAGGAGACCGCTTAGTATGGGAAAAATGGTTCGTGTAACAACTACTGACAATCCTTTTAACCCATTTACTGAATGGGATGAATGGTATTTCTATGATTTATCTAAAGGTTACTCAACTTGTGAAAGATTAGACAGACTTTCAAACACTTCTTCGCAACTTTCTGACGAATTAAACAATGAAGAATTAGAACAAGCGATAGACCAGTTGGTTGAAATAGGTGCCGTAGGCAAAGATGGAACTATTGTTGACTATGTAAAAGTCTATAAATAGGTCTTAAATCCTTAAATATTGGCACTTTTTGTCAAAAATATGTAAAATATGGTACATCTACCATAGAAATGTTGACTTTCTGAACCCCGGGGGAGGGTGCCCCAAAAATACCACCCCCTTAGGGTTCGCGAGGGTCTTCTAAAATTCTCCAGAGGGATGTTTTGGAAATCGTTTTTACTCTCCTCTGGCTATTTTTTAGGGTGTACTAAGTTATAGTTCATTAAAAAACTCATTGTCTTTCCTTTGCTGCGATGTAGGCTTTCTCCTTTTCGTTGAGTATCTCCTAAAATATTATTAAACTTAGTACATTCCAAAAAATAATCAGAGAAAACTATTTAAAAAGTAATAGAAAGGAGGCTGTAAAGTGGCGAAACGTAAAGTCAACTTAATGGCAAATTCTGAAGACAAGCACTTTCGTCCTGCTTTAACACCAGATGCGAGAGAAAATCAAATGATATCTTTAGCAATGGACTTGGTTGAGCAACGTCTTCGTGACGGAACAGCTTCTTCAGCAGAAACCACTCATTTTCTAAAGCTAGCGTCAAGTAAAGAACGACTAGAAATGGAAATAATGGAACAACAAAAACAATTAATTGCCGCAAAGAAAGAAAATTTAGATTCTTCACGTAGAATAGAAGAACTATATAGCGAAGCAATGAAAGCTATGAAAAGCTATTCTGGAGAACAGAGTGGCAATCAGTTTGATATTTTTACTGATGGAGATAAACATGACTAAAAAGAGCTATTCAGAACTAGTACAAATGAAAACTTTTGAAGACAGGTACAAGTATTTAAAACTTTCAGGTTCTATTGGCTCTCAAACTTTTGGTTTCGATAGATATTTAAATCAGAAGTTCTACAAATCATTAGAGTGGAAAAAAGTAAGAGATTTTGTGATAGTTAGAGATAATGGATGTGATTTGGGTTGTCCTGATAAACCTATATTTGGAAAAATATTGATACATCACATGAATCCAATCACAATAGAAGATATTTATAACAATCCAGAAGAAATACTAAATCCAGAGTATTTAATATCGGTTTCATTAGACACACATAATGCAATCCATTATGGAGATGAATCTATATTTAATAAATACTCAATAGAAGAGAGATGCAGCAATGATACTGCACCTTGGAAAAGATAATTAAAAGAAAGGAGTATCATATGGCAGATACTGTATTAAACGAGAGTATATTAAACTCTATAAAAAAATTACTTGGTATAAATACAAGCGATATAGTATTTGACCAAGATATTGCTATTCATATAAACACTGTATTTGCAAATTTAGTGCAAATGGGAATAGGTCCTTCGAATGGATATATGATTACTAGCGAAAATAATGAATGGAAAGAATTTTGTGGCGATGATTTGCCACTTTTAAATAATGTAAAAACTTATGTATATTTAAAAGTTAAATTACTATTTGATCCACCTCAAGCATCCTCATTACTAGAAGCAATTAATTCTCAATTAAAAGAAATTGAATGGAGAATGTATGTTCAGAAAGGAGGCTTTTAACTTATGAACGATTATTTAACAACAAAAGAATTGTACCATTATGGAGTTAAAGGCCAGAAATGGGGTATTCGTCGCTATCAAAATGAAGACGGCTCTTTAACCAAGGAAGGTAGAACTAAATTAAAAGAATTAGCAACTAAACAAGGATATATTACTAAACTTGAATATGAAAATAGAGAAGCTACTTCAAAAGGCATACAAACATTATATCCAAAAGGGTATTTAGAAAAATATCATAAGTATAAAAAAGATGTTGATAAACTTTTAGATGAATTTGGTAAACAAGATGTTTATATTGTTACTGGAACAAAAGAATACAAAAATGGCAAAAAGTATATAGGCTATGCATTCGATTATGGTGAAGAAATTCATGATATGAATGATATGAAAAAATCAAGCATATATAATTATAGAATAAAATAGGAGCATGGAGGTTATATACTATGAACGACTATTTAGAAACAAAAGAATTGTACCATCACGGAGTTAAAGGCATGAAGTGGGGTATAATAAAAGAAGACTACCAAATGCATAAACGTGCTAAAAATACTAAAAAAGAAGGTACGGCTAAAGGTGCAGTTATTGGTGGATTATTAGGTACTGCTGCTGGTATTGGATCAACGTATTTGTTAGGAAAAGGTCATATATTTTCTAAAAATTCTAAAGGAAAATTAGTAGATAAAATGACTGGGCAAACATATTCTAGTGTAGTGAAACAATCTAGAAAAAGAACGATTGGTTTAACTTTTCTAGGAGCTTATATGGGTGCTAAAATTGGTAAATATAATGCTAGCAAAAAAGCTTCAGAAGAAAATCTAAAAGATATTAGATATCAGAATTTAAGTGACAGACAAAAGAGTCAACTAATAAAAAATAATGTATTAGGGCATTCTGGTATCAAAGGCCAAAAATGGGGTATTCGTCGTTTTCAAAATGAAGATGGTACTCTTACAGAAGCTGGAAAAGCCAGATATAATCAGGATGGAAGTAGAAAAAATCCAGAAAAGATGTCTGATACTGAATTAGCAAATGCTAACAGAAGATTAGGTGCAGAATCTCAATATAGGCAGTTAACTGGTACTACTCAACCTGGCAGATCAATTAATAGAGATACTGCTATTAAAATTGGAGCAACATTTGTTTCAACTGCCGCTGCTACTTTTCTATTAAGAAAGTATAAAAAAGGTACTTGGCTTGGAGGAGAACGAATTAAGAATGGTACTTTCGGGAGCGGTAAAGCTGGATCATTAAGAAAGAAAAAAGCAATCGGAGAGGCTTTTGCGACGGCAGCTTTAGCAGGTGGTATTGGCGCTTTAATGGCAGGTGCTTCATCTTTAGGTGGATCTGCTAGACCAGAGTCTAAAAAGGACAATTAATTTATGAATGATTACTTAGTAACAAAAGAGTTGTACCATTACGGTATCAAAGGTCAGAAATGGGGCATTCGTCGCTATCAAAATGAAGACGGCTCTTTAACCGAAGAAGGTAAAAAGAGATATGAAAAAATTGAAGACCAGATTAAAAAGAAAGCATTGCTTGAAGAACAAGGTATTTCATTAGCAAACTATGGCAATTTAGCAGAAGGCAGAAAACATTCCGAAGACACATATTTATCACGTTCTATTAGAATGAGAAACATGGCAAACAAGAAAGAAGTAGCTAAATTAATTAAAAGTCTAGAAGAATCTGGATATTTTAATCAAGTCTATGGTAAAAATCTAACATTTGATGATTATAAGAAAAATATTGAAATGCAAGCTGTTAATAGTTATATTAAAAAATACGGACAAATGAAAATATCTGATCATGATCCAGATGGTTCTGAGGATTACGAATCTGCTATTTATGATTTTACTACTGAAATGCTAAACACATATAAATAGAAGTTAAAATATAGTTAGGAGCTAACCTATGTCACTTTCTAATACGGCTGTGCCAATTTATTATGGCCGTTTTAGAGAAGCGGTCATAAATGGAGATATTCCTGTATGTAAGGAAATCTCTATGGAAATGAATCGTATAGATAAACTAATTGAAAATCCTGGTGTATACTACGATGATGAAGCAGTTAATGGTTTTATACGATATTGCGAAAATGAATTAACTTTAACAGATGGCAGTGATTTACATCTATTAGATACTTTTAAACTTTGGGCCGAACAGATATTTGGTTGGTATTATTTTTTGGAAAGAACTGTTTTTGTTCCTAATCCAGATAACCATGGCGGACACTATGAAAAAAGATCTATTAAAAAGCGTTTGATAAACAAACAATATTTAATAATCGCTCGTGGCTCTGCCAAATCAATGTTTTTGTCTTGCTTGCAAAGTTATTTTTTGAACATAGATACAACTACAACATACCAAATTACAACAGCTCCAACAATGAAGCAAGCGGAAGAAGTCTTAGGACCTATTCGTACATCAATAGTTAGATCGAGAGGGCCTTTGTTTAAATTTTTAACAGAAGGTTCTGTACAAAATACTTCGGGTTCAAAAGCTGATAGAGTAAAACTAGCTTCAACTAAAAAGGGTATTGAGAACTTCTTAACTGGCTCTGTTTTAGAAATAAGACCAATGAGCATAAATAAACTTCAGGGTCTTAGAACAAAAATTGCAACGGTTGATGAATGGCTTTCTGGCGATACATCAGAAGACGTAATCGGTGCTATTGAGCAAGGTGCTAGCAAAGTTGACGATTACTTAATTGTTTCAGTTTCTTCAGAAGGAACTGTAAGAAATGGCGTTGGAGATACAATCAAAATGGAATTGATGTCTATTCTTAAAGGAGAATACATTAACCCACATGTATCTATTTGGTATTACAAGTTAGACTCAATTGATGAAGTTGCTCATCCAGATTTATGGATAAAAGCAAACCCAAACCTTGGAAAAACTGTATCTTACGAAACATATCAATTGGATGTTGAGCGTGCTGAGAAAGCCCCAGCAACTAGAAATGATATTTTAGCTAAAAGATTTGGTATTCCAATGGAAGGTTATACATATTATTTCACTTATGAAGAAACTTTACCACATAATAAACGTGAATATTGGAGTATGCCATGTGCATTAGGAGCCGACTTATCTCAAGGAAACGACTTTTGTGCGTTTACATTTTTATTCCCTATCTCTGATGGAAGTTTTGGTGTAAAAGTTAGAAGCTACATAAGTTCCTCGACTTTTGATAAGCTTCCTGCTGCTATGAGATTGAAATATGAAGAATTTATGAACGAAGGCTCATTAGTAGTCCTCGAAGGAACTATCTTAGATATGATGGAAGTATATGATGACTTAGATAAGCATATACAAGATAGACAATATGATGTTCGTTGCTTTGGTTTCGATCCATATAATGCTAGAGAATTTGTCGAGAGATGGCAAAATGAAAATGGCCCATATGGAGTTGAAAAAGTTATACAAGGTGCAAAAACTGAATCAGTCCCATTAGGTGAATTGAAAAAACTTTCAGAAAACAGATTACTTCTCTTTGATGAAAAGCTAATGCAATTTGCTATGGGTAATTGTATAGCAATAGAAGATACTAATGGCAATAGAAAATTATATAAAAAACGCTATGAGGCTAAAATCGATAACGTAGCAGCTATGATGGACGCCTTTGTTGCATATAAACTTAATAAGGAGGCTTTTGAATAATGAGTAAATGGTATATTATTAGAGAAAACAATGACCAACATCTTTCTCATCATGGTATCAAAGGCCAAAAATGGGGAGTTAGACGTTACCAGAATGAGGATGGTACTCTTACAGAAGCTGGAAAAGCTCGATATAATTCTATTTTTATATCCGGTTCTAGCAAAACAACGGACATAAATTCTAAATATTATAGGAAAGAATTACCTAAAGAAGTAAAAAATAAAATAGATGAGTATATTAAACGCAATAATAATATCATAGTCGGAGATGCACCTGGTATAGATACTCAAGTTCAAGATTATTTAAATAATAAAAAATATGGCAATGTATCTGTATACACTACAAGCAAACAGCCAAGATATTTAGCAAATAAAAAATGGCAGACTAAGATTATTAATACGTATGGATTAGATCCAAATAGTAAAGAAGGTCTTAGAATGAAAGATATTGCCATGACAAATGCTGCTAAAAAAGGATTTGCTATTATATTAGAAAATGGTGGTGCAAGTGCAACTAGAAATAATGTTCAAAGACTTATTGATCAAAATAAAAATGTAAAAGTTTTTATGTTAACGTCTAATAATGGCGATCAGTATGTAAAAAACATTTTAGAAGAATTAAATAAAGGAGGGCAAAATTGAAATGGGTTTTTTAGACAGACTCAAACATGCTTGGAATGCCTTTACTGAAAGTGGGGGAAGTGACCCTCCATTTTATACGTATTATCAACCAAGAGAATACTTAGGTATGTCCTCTACATATAGACCTGATCGTATATATTTAACAAGAGGACAAGAAAAATCTATTATTAGTACTGTTTATAATCGAATAGCACTGGATGTTAGTGGAGTTGATATTCGTCATGTAAAAGTAGACGAAAATGAAAGATATTCTTCACTAATGGATTCTGGCTTAAACAATTGTTTAACATTTGAAGCAAATAAAGACCAAGTATCTAGATTATTTATTCAAGATATAGTAATGTCAATGTTTGATGAAGGATGTATTGCAGTTGTTCCGATAGACACTAGTATAGATCCTACAAAATCGAGTTCGTATGATATACTATCTATGCGTGTTGGAAAAATAATACAATGGTATCCAAATTACGTTACGGTAGAAGTATATAATGACCGCACAGGAATAAAAGAACAGATAACCGTTCCCAAAAGTACAACAGCTATTATTGAGAATCCGTTCTATGCAGTTATGAATGAACCAAATTCAGTTCTGCAGAGGTTAATTAATAAGTTCAATCTTCTTGACGCTATAGATGCCCAATCAGGTTCTGGGAAACTAGATCTGATTATTCAGCTTCCATACGTTATAAAGACTGAATTGCGTCGCGAACAAGCCGAAAAGCGTCGCATGGATATAGAGACACAGTTATCCAGCTCTAAATATGGTATTGCTTATACAGACGGCACAGAGAAAATAACACAGTTGAATCGTCCAGTAGAGAACAATCTAATGAAACAGATTGAATATTTGACGAGTATGCTATATAGCCAGTTAGGATTGACATCTAGTATCTTAGATGGAACTGCTGACGAAAAAACTATGTTAAATTACATGAACCGTACTGTAAAACCAATTGTAAGAGCAATAACAGAAGAAATGAGTAGAAAATTTTTGACTAAAACTGGAAGAACTCAAGGGCAAAGAATACTTTACTTCGATAAGCCATTTGAATTAATTCCTGTTACTAATTTGGCAGACATTGCTGATAAGTTCACAAGAAATGAAATAATGTCACCAAATGAAATTAGGCAAATAGTTGGATTAAAGCCAGTTCAAGATGCTAAAGCTGATGAATTGCGTAATCGTAATTTAAACAAGCAAACGGATCAAGAGGTGGCTAATACTCAAATGGATAACACAACAGAGAATGTTAATGAAGATTCGGCTGAGAAAATATTATACATTCCAGATACTGAATCATAGGAGGAAAAATCAAAATGGCAAAACCTGAAAAATATGATTTTAGTGGTTGGGCTACAAGAAATGACATCCGTTGTTCAGATGGCAGAACTATTAGAAAGGGAGCTTTTGCAGAACAAGATGGAACTACTGTTCCTCTAGTTTGGAATCACAATCATGTAGATGCTGATAATGTTCTTGGTCATGCTATATTAGAAAATAGAGATCAAGGTGTTTATGCATACTGCTTTTTTAATGATACTAAACAAGGTAATAATGCAAAAGAACTAGTCACTCATGGTGATATATGCTCACTTTCTATATTTGCAAACCAATTGAAACAAAATGGTGGAGATGTTATCCACGGAGCAATTAGAGAAGTTAGTTTGGTTTTAGCTGGGGCAAATCCTGGAGCTAAAATCGAAAACATTATGGCTCATGGCGATAACTCCGAAGAAGAAGCCATTATTTATAACGACTCAGATGAAATAAACTTAGCCCATTCGGAGGAAAAAGAAAAAATGGAAGAAGAAAACAAAGAAAAAACTGTCAAAGACGTTATTGATAGCATGACTGAAGAGCAAAGAAATGTTATGTATGCTCTTATTGGCGAAGCTATCGAATCAACCAAAGGTGAAGACGAAAGCAATGAGGAGGAAAACAAAATGAAACACAATGCTTTTGAAAATGAAGATCAAAACCAAAAAGAAGAAACCCAAACTCTATCTCATTCGGAATTTATGGAAATTGTTTCCGAAGCTAAGAGAAAAGGTTCTATGAAAGATGCTTTCTTAGAACACAATATTACTGAAATTCCATATCTCGCGCACAGCATTACTAATGTAGGAAATCTTTTCCCAGAATCAAAAGCTGTTAGCAGAGTTCCAGAAGTTGTAGATCGTGATCAAACTTGGGTTGGAAATGTTATGGCATCTGTCAAGCATACACCATTCTCTCGTGTTAAATCTTTCTATGCCAATATCACAGCTGATGAAGCTCGTGCTAAAGGTTATGTAAAAGGTGCTAAAAAAGTAGAAGAAGTTATTACTGCTCTTAAGAGAACCACTGATCCTCAAACTGTCTATAAGCTACAAAAGATGGATCGTGATGATATCATTGATATTACCGATTTCGACGTTGTAGCTTGGTTAAAAGGCGAAATGAGAGGCAAACTCGATGAGGAAATTGCTCGTGCAATCCTTATTGGTGATGGCCGTTCTTCTTCATCTGCTGACAAAGTAGACCCATTGAAGATTAGACCAATCTATCAAGATGATACTACTTATACAATTAAACGTATTTTAACTAGAGCTTCTGGAGCTGATGATAGTGCTTTTGCTAAAGCTTTCATTAAGGATGTCGTCAAGTCTCGTAAAGAATACAAAGGATCTGGAAATCCAACTCTTTATACCACTGAAGATATGCTTACCAGTATGCTTTTGATTGAAGATACCACTGGTCGTGTTATCTATGACACTATTGAAAAGTTGAAGACTGCTTTACGTGTTCGTGATATTGTCACTGTTCCAGTTATGGAAAATGTTGGATATGAAGATACCCAAGCAAAAAAGAAGTGGAATTTACTTGGTGTCTTAGTCAACTTAAGTGACTACAATGTTGGTGCCGATAAGGGCGGATCAGTTAACATGTTTGATGATTTTGATATCAATTACAATAAGTATGAATATCTCATCGAAACTCGTTGCTCTGGCGCATTAGTAAAACCATATTCTGCTATCACTTTTGAAGAAGAAATTTCTACCGCTAGCAAGTAATATAGATTACAAAAATCAAAATGGCAAAATTCCATGGTAAACTTGGTTACGGTATTACCGGTGAAACCAAGCCGGGAGTATGGGTTGACCAAATAATAGAAAAAGATGTTGTCGGTGATTTTATAAAAAATACTAGACAACTTGAAAATTCCGGAGGGGTTAATGATAATATTAATATTAACAATAGTATTAGTATTGTAGCAGACCCTTATGTTACTGAAAATTTCCATTTGATTAAATACGTGAAGTTCATGGGTACTGCATGGAAAGTTAGAACAGCCGAAGTGCAGTATCCACGAATAATATTGACTCTTGGGGGTGAATACAATGGCGAGCAGGCTTGAATTGCATGAAGAACTAGTTAATGTTCTTGGATCTAGAAATGTGTATTTTCAACCCCCAGAGTCGATCAAGATGAAATATCCGGCAATAGTTTATGAGCGTAATGATATAAAGAATAAACATGGAGATGATGATATATATCTTCAAGCTTATCAGTATAAAGTTACTGTTATAGACTATGATCCTGATAGTGAAATTGTTCAACGTATGGCAAAATTTAAAATGTCCAGATTTAATCGACACTATGTCGTTAATGGACTTAATCATGATACATTTACCATTTACTATTAAATATATAGGAGGAAAAAAATAATGGCAAAATTAGTTTGGGATGAAGCTGGCAAGCATGTTTATGAAACTGGCGTATCCAAAGGTGTTCTTTATGTAATGTCCGATACTCCAGGGACTTATGAAAAAGGTGTTGCTTGGAATGGTCTTTCAAGTGTATCCGAAAGCCCAACTGGAGCTGAAGTTTCTGCTATTTATGCAGACAATATTAAGTATTTGAACTTAATGTCCAGAGAAGAATTCGAAGGTAGTATTGAAGCATATACTTACCCAGATGAATTTATGGCTTGTGATGGCTCAGCATCTCCAGAAGATGCTAAAGGTTTTGTTGTCGGACAGCAAGATCGTAAGACTTTTGCATTCTGCTATCAAACCAAAATTGGAAATGATCTAAATCCAGAAGCTGGTTATAAGATCCATATTATATATGGTGCACTCGCTTCTCCATCAGAACGTTCTTATGAAACTGTCAATGATAGCCCAGAAGCAATGACTTTCTCATGGGATATCACAACCACTCCAGTAGCAGTTACTGGATTTAAGCCAACTGCCCATGTCGAATTAGATTCTACTAAAATTGACAAAACAAAGTTAGAAAAAATTGAAGCTAAACTTTATGGAACTGATGAACCATCTGGCGAACCAACATTGTTAATGCCAGATGAAATCATTAACATGCTTAAAGCTGCCGCTTAATAATTGATTCGAAAATAGAAGGGGTTTATTTTATGGGGATAGACCTCTTCTAAAATTCAAAATGGAAAATAATATTTAAAATCTAAAAAAGGAGAAATTAAAATGTTAAAAAAGACTATTACTTATACCGATTACAATGGCGTTGAAAGAACTGAAGATTTTTACTTCAATCTTTCTAAAGCAGAAATTGCTGAAATGGAATTAGAAATTCCTGGTGGCATGACTACTTTAATTGAACGTATCACCAAAACCAAAGATACTCCATCATTAGTTAAGATGTTTAAAGATCTTATTCTTCGTGCTTATGGTGAAAAGAGCGATGATGGAAAGCGCTTTATCAAATCCAAAGAATTAAGAGATGGATTTGAACAAACCGAAGCTTATTCTGAATTATTCATTGAGTTAGCTTCAAATGCTGATGCAGCTTCTGCTTTTATTAATGGAATTACTCCAAAAGTAGATAGCAAGAAGATTGCTGCTAAAGCAGAATAACTTAGAAAATAATTTGAGAGGCTATCGATATGTTGACTATAACAATACCTGCAAAAGAAGGTTGGGATGAAAATGCCCAAGAATTTGTTCATGTAAAAGAGCAGACATTGTGCTTAGAGCATTCGTTAGTCTCTCTTTCTAAATGGGAAGCAAAGTACCATAAACCATTTATTGGAACAGAGAAAAAAACTGCTGAAGAATTGCTCTATTATGTGCAATGCATGACAATTACACAAAATGTAGATCCTAAAACATATAGTTTATTAAGCCAAGAAGAATTAGAAACTATTAATAACTATATACAAGATAGTAGAACTGCTACTTGGTTTAATGATAGAAAAACTAAAACTGGAGCTACAGCTGGAAGACCGAAAAGTGAAACAGTGACAAGTGAATTGATTTATTATTGGATGGTATCATTTCAAATACCATTTGAATGCCAAAGATGGCATTTGAATAGACTTCTTACTTTAATAAGAATATGTAAAATAAAAGAGCAACAAGATGGTAAATCAGGAAGAATGTCGAAGAGAGACATATTATCTCAAAATGCAGCATTAAACGCTGCTCGTAGAAGTAGAATGCATACAAAAGGATAAACTATATGCCAATAAAAGTTAAAGTATTAGGAAACTTTGATATTACTGAAAAATACTTTAATACCGCTCTACATATAACTGATATACCAAAAATAGAAAAGATTGCTGAAAAAGCAGTTAAAAAATTTGCAGATGCTACACCAAAAGATTCAGATGTTACTGCAGAGTCTTGGGGGTATGAAATAATTCAAAATGGAAAAGGATTCTCATTAATATTTACAAATTCCAATGTAAAAAATGGAGTCAATATAGCATTAATTATAGATTCTGGTCATGCAACTCCTGATGGAAAATGGGTTCGTGGAGAGAAGTATTTAGACAAAACTACTGAAGAAGTATACAATGATATTTTAAATGAAACATGGGAGGAGTTAAAGAACTTATGAGTGACGTAGATAAACGTGTAGTTCAAATGGACTTTGATAATAAAAAGTTTGAGAAAAACGTTAAACAAAGTACCGAGTCAGTTAACAACTTAAAGAAAACTTTAAACTTCGACGGTGTTTCGAATAGCATAGACCAAGTAAGTTTAAAAATTAAAGCTTTTGAAGTAATGACCACAACCGCATTAGTTAATATTACTAATCAGGTTGTTAACCTAGGAATTCGAATGGTAAAATCTTTATCAGTCGATAATATATCCGCTGGTTGGGTTAAATATGGGCAAAAGACAACATCAGTAGCAACAATGATGGCTCAAAATTTCAAAGTCGCTGGACGAGAAATTACAGATGCCTCTGAAAAAATGAGTGTTGTTACTGATCAATTAGAGAGATTAAGTTGGTTCTCAGATGAAACTTCATATACGTTTACTGACATGGTAGATAATGTTGGTAAATTTATAGCTGCTGGCCAAGATTTAGATGTGTCTGTTAAAGCCATGGAAGGTATTGCAACCTGGGCTGCTTTATCTGGACAAAATGCAGCTACTGCATCGAGAGCAATGTACCAACTTGCTCAGGCGATGGGTAAAGGTAAAATACAATTAATCGACTATAAGTCTATACAGAATGCTAATATGGATACTGTTGAATTTAGACAGACTATATTAGAAGCTGCTGTAGCATTAGGTGAATTAACTAAAGAAGGCGATAAATTTGTAACTAAAACTGGTAAAAAGTTTACTCAAAATCAATTTGCAGAAGAATTGAGTTCTGGGTGGTTTACAAGCAAAGTATTAGTAGAAGGTTTATCAAAGTATTCTGCAGCTGTAGACCAAATTTATGAACTTGCTAATAAAGAAGGGATTACAGCATCAGAAGTAATTGAAAAGTATGGAGATGTTTTAGATACTTTTGGTTTAAAAGCATTTAAAGCTGCACAAGAGGCAAGAACATTTTCTGATGTCCTAAATTCTGTAAGAGATGCTGTTTCGTCAAAATGGATGGAAACAGCAGAAATGATATTTGGAAACAAAGACGAAGCTGTTGAATTATGGACCGAATTAGCTAATGCTTTATATGAAGTTTTTGCTGAAGCTGGAAATTTTAGAAATGAAATTTTAAAAGTCTGGAAGGCACTTGGCGGTAGAGAAGATCTTTTTAAAAGAGGCGGACCTGATCAAGGTGCATTCTGGAATATATATGATGCAATTGTTAATTTAAAGAAACTAATCAAATCTGCTTGGAACACGATATTTCCTCTTAGTCAAATGGAAGATGAAAGTGACCAAGCTAGAGAAATTGGAAGCAATCTAAAGACATTAACAAAAAGTTTTCAAGCTTTTACTAAAAAACTAGAAATGTCTGAAGTAACTAGTTTAAGATTACGTAAGATTTTTGAAGGTCTATTTAGTATACTAAAATTTGGAATACAAGTTTTAAAAGCAATTAGATATATATTAGATCCAATATTTGAATTAGGTAAAAAACTAATATCTGTTGTATTAGATAAAATTGTAGGGTTAATTAACTCTGTTCAAATAAGTGGCGAATTTTTATTTAAAACTGCTGAAAAAATAAACGATGTAATTACTAGTATTTTTGAGGCGTCTTTTGATTTTTCTGGAATACTAGGAAGCATAGTTAATTTATTAAAAACTTTAGGATCTGCAATAGGAAAAATATTTAAACAATTGTTTGAATTTATTAAGCAATCTAAAGTATTTATAAGTATATCAGATGTTATACAAAAATTTATAAATAATGTTGCTAAAGGAATAGAAAAAATACAACCTTTATTAAATTCTTTATTAAATGTAGTAAAGAAAGTTATAAAAGTATTGCTTCAAATTCCTAGAGCATTAAACAATATTAGTAAATCACTAACTGGAAAAGGTATTATAGAAAATCTTGCTACCTTTTTAGATAGAATAGTAGAATTGTTTGATAAGTTCGAAGAAGGATTAAATACTAATGGATCTATTGGCGATGGGGTTTCTATATTATCACCACTAGAGCATTTCTTCTATGGACTTGGAACTTTCTTAAATGGCTTATTTACTATTTTAAAGAGTTTAGTTCTTTTAGTTGGTAAAGTTTTAGAAGTTGCTGGAAAAATATTTACTGATTTAGGTAATCTTATAACTAATGCTATACAAGGAACATTGAAAATAGACAAAAAGGTAGTGATATTATTATCGATTCTAACACCATTAGCAGTTGTTATTGGTGCCGCTGTCTCAATGGCATTAAATATTGGATGGATGGTTGTAGCACTAAAGAAACCATTGGCTCTAATAGCTGATTCAGTATCTGGAATATTAGATAAAATATCATTGCAGATGCTTGCAAATGCAATAAAAACTTTCTCGGAATCAATATTAAATATATCAATATCATTATTGATATTAGCTGGAATTAATATAGGTAAATTATGGAATGCAGTAGGAGTATTTACTGTTGTTGCTGTAATATTAACTGCTGTTACTATAGCATTGTTTAAAATAGGAAAAACTGCTAAAACAGTAACTACTGCTGTAGGATTTGTACAAAATCAAACAGTAACTATAAGGCAAAGTATTATTGGAGTAATGGACGAAGTAAAAAGTACTGTTGCTTCTTTCAAACAATTAGCCGGAATATCTATGATGAGTGATTTACTCAGAACATTCTCTACTGCATTTTTAAAGATTGCAGCAGCATTTTTAATTATAAGCAAATTGGAACCTGAAGATATTAAAAAAGGTTTCATGGTAATGGCTTCAATGCTTGCTGAAGTATATTTATTAATAAAAGCAGCAGGCGATAAAAAAGTAGATGTTAAAGGAGCAACTCCAACTGTTATACAAATGTTGGCTTTTTCAATGTTGCTCAAATCATTTGCGAATGTTTTAAAATCTTTTAAAGGGTTTGGCGATGAAGATAGAGTAAATGTAACCATAGCATTTGTTACGATTTTGATTTTAATTACAGTTATTGGTGCAATAGTTACTGAAATTAATAATATGGACCTCAAACCAGATAGTATGAAATCGTTGTCATTACTATTGTTAAGTATGAGTGTTACGTTATTATCTTTTTCAAAATCAATGAAAACAATGTCGGACATTCCATGGGATGCTGCTGGAAGATCAGTTGGCTATATGTTGGCATTAATAGTGCCATTAATGGGTGGCCTTATTGCTTTAAATAAATTAGGAGTAGTTTCTGAAGGATATAAATTTAATAAAATAGAAAATCAAATAGCATCTATTTCTTTATTGTTATTGTCATTTGCTTTAGCAGTAAAAATTATAGGTGATCAAAAATGGGATGATGCTGGCCGAGGAGTTGGTTATATTTTAGCATTTATAGGTCCTTTAATGGGATTACTAGTTGTATTAAATAGATTTTCAGCAATAGATAGTAATAAACAACTAGCAAGTATTACTAATCAAATACTTTCTATATCAGTTTTATTAATGACTTTTGGATCTGTGATTGGAATCTTATCATTAACTGACTATGGTAAAGGATGGTCCGCTGTTGGTGAAGTTGTAGCATTCTTAGGTGCAATGACTGGGATGCTAATTCTATTAAATATGTATGCATCAAATTCTGCTAATGCTGATCTTACTGAGGTCCCTAAGCAAATAAATGCTGTATCGAATATATTATTAGCTTTTGCTGTAGTCATTGGAATTTTATCTTTGGTCGATACCAAAAAAGGTGCTATTTATGTTGGTTTAGTTACTGGATTTATGGCGTCATTGTTAACAATGTTACTACTATTGAATAGATATGGAACATATCTTGGAGGTGGTGGAATTGCTAATGATTTGACTAAGCAACTCGAGGTATTAATCAGAGTTTTAATGATATTTGGAGGCTTAATAGTCGCATTATCATTTGTAGATTATAAAGCAGGTTCTGTATATGCTGCATTAATGGCTGGATTTTTGGTCATTGTGGTATGGGTACTAAATGAATTAAATAACATAGTAAAAAAGACTGATGGTCATTCACTAAAGCAAGTATCTCTGCAATTAGCATTATTAGGTGGGATTCTAGCTATTTTCGGAGGATTAGTTGCCGCACTATCATATACTGATTATGTTGCCGGATCTGTGTATACTGGTTTGTTAGTAGGATTCCTATATTCTATAACTGGTGTGCTAGCAATATTAAATGCAATTGCTAAAAATGATTATATTTATCCAAGTACGCTTGCTATACAATTAGGTGAATTGGCAGGTTTAGCAACAATATTTGGAACTTTTATTTATGCAATGTCATTTGTAGATTACACTTCTGGTGCTATATATACTGCTTTATTAATAGGATTTTTATATTCTATAACTGGTGTATTAGCAATATTAAACAAAATTGCTAAAGATGATTATACTGATTTGAGCTCAGTTTCAATACAATTGGGAACATTAACTGCTTTATTAGCAATGTTTGGAACTTTTGTTTATGCAATGTCATTTATAGATTACACTTCTAGTGCTATATATACCGGTTTATTAGTAGGATTCTTATATTCTATAACTGGTGTATTAGCAATATTAAACAAAATTGACATACAAAACGGAAAAGATATATTATTACAACTTTCTGGAGTTGCTTTGTTATTAGTAGCTTTTGGAATGTCTATGGCGACACTAGCGACTGTTCCATGGCAAAGTATTTTAGCAGCAACACTAGGATTGTCTGCAGTATTGCTATCGGTATTAGGAATTGAAGCTGGACTTACTGCTGTTGGAAAATCTGGAATTGATATTTTAAAAGATATGGCTGGAATTTCTGGTGGTGTATTATTATTGTCAGCATCATTATTAATATTATCAGCTGCTTTACAAGCATTTTCTAGTATTGGATTGGATTCTATAGGAAAAGGTGCACTCGTTGTAGCTGGGGCATTTATGTTATTAATAGCAACTGCAACCCTCTTAAAAGCAGCTAATCTTACACCTATTTTATTAGCATTAAGTGGATCTATGGTACTTGCTGGTGTTGGAATGCTCACCGCTGCTATGGCAATACAAATATTAGTAAATGTATTAGGAACCATAGCACAAATGTCATCAACATCTATTCAAGCTGTTTCTGAAAACTTGAATACATTAGCGCAAGTATTATCAACAGCATTGCTAGTTGGATTACAGTCACTATTTGATAATTTAAATACACTTCTTCCAAGTATGTTTGAAACAATTAGTATTGTTATAGATGGAATATTATCACTAATTTCTGAAAAAGTCCCAATGATTGTTGAGACATTACTTTCTATAGTCGATAAATTCTTAGTATCTTTAGATGAACATGCTGAATCTATATTCAATAGTATAATGTCTATATTGAATAAGTTAATAACATTTTTATATAATAATGCTAAATCTATATCAAATAAGTTAGTTAATATTTTATTAGAAATAATAAAAACTGCTGGCAATAGAGCTAATGATATAATTGCAGGGATACTTTCCTTTGCAATAGATTTAATAAAAGGACTATTAAAAAATGAGCAACTATTAAAAGAACTAGTTAGCAATTTATTAAAATTTATAATGAGCGCTATAATTGGAATTGCTCAAAACATTGTTGGATTAGCTGGAGCAATAGCAAAAGTATTATTGATATTGCTTTCTGCTGCTTTGCAAATAGTCACTGCATCTCTTGGTGGTTTGGCATCTTTAATGCTAGAATTCATAACAGCATTCTTATTAGTATTAGTGCATACTGTAATTGGAATGCAGAACATAATATATCAAACATTTAAAACTATAGTATTCAATGTGATTGATATTTTAAATAAAGTTTTAATGGATGTTGGGCCAATGCTAGCAGTCATGCTTAAAACTGGTTTTAATAGTTTATTAGCCGGAATCTTGGAAGCAATTGCTATACTAATAAAAGATATACCAGTTGTTAATCTTCTTTATGATCCGATACATAATGCTGCAGAAAACATGAAGACTGGCGTCAAAAATACCATGGATGAATATGCTGACATAATGCGTGGTGATAATGTTATTTCAGCACTTAAACAGGCAAATAGTAATATTACTAGTACCGTTAAGAAATCGATGTCTGCAATGAAAGACACAACCACTGATGTAATGAATGATATTAATTCAGCTATGACTGATTCAATGTCTAAACTTGGTGATACAATGACTGATCTTGCTAAGCAGGCAACTAACGGTTTCAACATGACATTAAATGATGGGATTGATGAGACTAAGAAAACTGGAGTAGATCTTGGTGATGCTGTTGCTGAAGGTGTTGCTAGTGCTGAGTCTCTTGACATACAATCACCATCAAGGAAAATGGCTAAACTTGGTATATATGCTATCCAAGGACTTACCAATGGTATTGATGAAAAGAAAGATGAAGTTGTCGACACAATGACTTCTATGGTCTCTAATGCAGTCAATGCTACACAAGATACTATAGAAAATCAAAATGGAGATGACTTAACAATTAAAGTCGGAATGGATATTTCCGGAGTAGAAGCACAATCGAAAAAGATTACTGATATAATGACTGGAATAAACAAAGTTGATACAACTGTTTATGGCAAAAATGCATTATACGCTTCAAGATCTACTAGAAAGTCTAATTCTGAACAAACAGTAACAAACACTGATAACTCATCAAATGTTACATATAATAATGTATTCAATGTAAGCAGCACTGATCCTCAAAGATCTGCTGATGAAATTGATAAGGTATTAAATAGACAAGCTATAAAAGCTAGATTAGCACGTGGTGCTATATAATAAAAAAGTATAATGGAGGAGACTTGATTTATGGGAAACCTGATATTTAATAGTATTTCTACTGAGGATTTGGGGCTCATTATTCAAGCCCCTCCTGTGTATACTTTTCCATCTAAGGACTTGAGCACACAACATGTCCCTGGAAGGAATGGTGATTTAATTATAGATAATAAATCCTTTAACAATGTTGATAGGGTTTATTCAATTGGTTCAGTATTTCGTCCTGGAACAAATTTTATTGCAAATGCACAAAAAATAATAGAGTGGCTTGCTTCATCTAAAGGATATTGTAGATTAGAAGATTCATACGATCCTTTAGTATTTAGATTAGCAGAATACCAAGCAAGTAATTCATTAACTGATTATTATGGAAAAGCTACTGCAATAAATGTTACGTTCAACTGCAAACCACAGAGATATTTAAAAGGAGGAGAAAAAGAAGTTGCTTTTACAGGCTCAGAAGCAATAATAGAGAATCCAACAAAAGAAACTTCTTTACCTCGCATAACAATATCTGGAATAACTTATACTGATAAAGATGTTGTCTTAATGACTGTAAGTAATTTTGATACATCATCAGTAACTTCAACTATAACAATATCTCAATTGCCTAAGAATTCTATGGTGATTGATTCTGAAGAGCAATCGGCCTTTTACAAAGATGATGCTGGTCATGCTGAAGATTTGAATAGATATTTGAACTTAAATGGAAGTGATTTCCCGAAATTTTTAGCTGGGAAAAACAAAATTTCAATCGCTAAGTATGTTCAAGAACCGAAGGTTATAGAAAACTACAATAAACTTATAAAAGATAAGCAAGTCGTTTGTGCAGCTAAGTATCAACCTTATGATGCTATAGTCGAATCAACACAGAAAAAATTTGTTGTCAAATCTTATAATAATTTGAAACTTTCAAAAGAAGAAAGCTATCATTGCCAAGCTTATTTAACTTTATGTGATGAAAAATCTAAAAAGTATACATTTGATTCATTCAATAATTTATTAAAAACAAATGGGCAGCAATGCGCTTTTGTTGGTGCTGATTCTACATTACCAGAATGGTTATCAATGCAAACGACTGAAGATGGAAAAATTAAGATATTCTTAAATCCAGAATCAGATCTTGTTAAAGTTACTGATACTTTATCAGGCGGATTTGTAATGACCTCTTCCGATAAAAGAATACATTTTATTAGAGCAGGTTCAAATTATATTATAGGTGATAAAGAGTATAGACCGAATGAAGTAATTAGTATAACTTTTTATAGAGCTAAATTAGTTGGTGATTACCCAGAGTTAGATATTGCATATACAAATATGCCTGATTGGTTAAATTTTGTTATATTATATGATGATGACAAAGTAGATGATAGATCTCCAAGTAAAATACAATATAAAGCGAATGCCGATGGATATTATTATGCTAAACAAGGTATATTAGTGTTCAAGAAAGAAACTTGGAAAGAAATTCTCATGAGTGGTCCTGATAAAGATAAGATTATTGGGGAAGCTACTTGGTCAACATGGAAAAAAGCATTTGTTTCAGGGACTGATATTTCAACAACCACTACTTATCCATTTAAATATTTAAAAGAACCTCCACAATATGAAAATATTGTAGAAACTAAAAAGGATAAAGATGGAAATGAAGTTGAAGAAATTACAAATGCAGTTCATTTTACAGTAGTTCCAAATGCTGATCTAACAAAAGTATCATTCAAAGCAGTAGATGTTGGATATTATAGAGTTAATGATTCGAAAATCGATACTTATTCTCGTGTTGATAAAAACACTAATTTACCATATTTAACTGACTATGATTCTACAAAATCGTGTGATATTTATTATTTACAAGGGACTCCGGATTATTCTAAAGAAAAAGACTATCCTACATGGCTTGAAAATGTGATAAAAATAACTCCAGCAGACAATATAAATACTATGATTAATCCTACTGCAGTAGACTTTATTGCAAATAGATCTCCTGCAGCGTATTATAGATATTCGTATGAGGACGATCAAGGAAACATAAAACTTACTGATTGGAAGAAAGTTGAAGCTGGAAAAGAAATAGGGGTCATTAGTCCAGATACTAGAACTAGTGTTCACCCTGCAAATGAATCATATACAATATATTCAATAGATGAATTGCCACAAACATTTAGTTATACTGACGCTTCAGGAAATGTAATAAAGGATATTGGATTCTATGATGCAAACGATAATCTATATCCAGGCAATACTCCTCCATCTTGGCTCAAAGTTTCTTTAAAGAAAGGGTCTAAAGAGGATGGATCAGAAGATCAAATAAAGTTTGATGTTGCAGATGCTGGATATTACAAATGGGATGCTGGATTAGTATGGCTAAAGTATAGTCCTGAAAAAGAGATAGTAGTAAGTTCTTTAAATGATGATACTACTATATATTATATGGATCAACTGCCATCTTATTTAGATTTGGAAGTTGTTGACAGTAGGGTAACTGAAAGTTCGACTGGAAACCCAGAAACTGTAAAATTCTCTGCTAAATTAGATGGATATTACAGAGCTAACTCTAACACTGATTGGACTTTCTATCATGCAAATGAAGACATTGTTGAAGCTAAGGTTAGCGAAGATACTACTATATATTATTTAACTAAATCTGAAGATAATTTATCGGGTATTAAGATGACAGTTATACCAAGGTGGTGGATGTTATGATCATATTATTCGATGAGAATGAAAAAGAGTTCTCTAGTCTTGGTTTAGGAATTCTAAAAGATGTAGCATCTTGCCAAGTAAAAGAGGGTCTTAATGACGCGTTCGAATTGGAAATGGAGTATCCAATAGATGGAACTAATTTTTCTAAAATAGAAATAAATAAAATCATCTATTGCAAACCAAATCCATATGATTCGATGCAACCATTCCGTATAGGATCTATATCAAAACCTATAAATGGAGTTGTTACAATAAATGCTTATCATATATCTTATGATATGAATGGTATTGGATTAAATCCTATATATGGAGTTAATCTTAGAGACACCCTTGAGAAAATTCAAAATGGAACTATAACACATAGTGATTTTAAATTTTACACAGACACAAATTCTAGCAAAACCTATAAGACAACTGCTCCATATAACATGAGGGCAGTTCTTATGGGGAGTAGTGATTCAATATTAGAAAAGTATGAGTGTGAAGTAAAGTTTGATAAATTTGATGTTCATTTATTAGCTAAAAGAGGATCTAATAGAGGTGTTCAAGTAAGATATGCTAAAAATTTAACTGATTTGAAGCATGATATTTTGAACGATAACTTATACAATGGAGTTTATCCATATTACCATAAAGAAACAACTAATGTTACTAGTGAGACAACTGCTGGCGGTTTTAAACAGGCATATATCGTCGGGAAAAAACCTTACCAAGATGGTTGGCTTTCATATACTACTGGTGGTGAACCATATCATCCAGTAGATACATCCCCTATACAAATAGCTACTGAAGGTGATTACTATCAAAAAGTATACACTTGGAATCCAACTATTCAGAGATATGAAGAAAGGATTTATAATCAATCTGTAACTTTGATCGAAGGGGTTACAAGCCCTGATTGGATTTATATTGATTGGACTAAATTACCAAATATTGTATGTAAGGCTGGAAGAAGTGGCTATTTTAAAGCATCAACAGAAAATAACTGGACTTACCATGCTGAAGGTGAAGTAATATTTGAAGGCAAAATTAAATCAATAACAACTGATCTTGCTGGAAATTTTATAATGTACTATTCAGAGGTAATTCCTACAGCATCAACCTCTAGTTCAGAAGAAGAGACAAGTGTTAGTCATGTAGAGTTGAAGGACAAGATCCTGTGGATTGATACTCCAGAAGCTAAGGCTATGAAGCACAACAGAATACTTATGCTTGATCTTACTTCTGAATTTGAAGATAGTGAAACTCCAGATGAAGATAAACTCAAAACTAAAGCTAATGAATACATAGAGAAAAACAAAATTGGTAAATACAAATTTGATACTGATGTTTCATTTGTTGACATGAATTCTGTAATCAATGGAGATATTTACAAGGATCTTGAAAAAGTAGAACTTGGTGACACTGTTAAAGTAGTCTATCAGCAATTAAATGTTGATGTCGATTTAAGAGTAGTATCAACCGAATATGATGTTTTGTCTGGAAGATACACCAAAATTGAATTAGGAGAAAAAGCTGATAAATTATCAGGAAATTCTGTTCAAACTGGAGATGATGTATCTTCTTTGACAAATGATGTTGGATATACTGATGTTTCAACTGTTAATAAACTTATTGCAAAAACAGTAACTGCAGACTTTATTCAAGCAAAGAATGCAAAATTAACTACTGCCCAAATTACAGAACTTCAGACTGCCAGAATTAAATGCACTGGCATTCTTGAAGCTACTCAATTGGAATTAGATACTTTAGTTGCAAAGATGCTTATTGCTGATAATGCAGCTATTGCTAATGAATTAAAAGCTGGAACAGTAACTGTAGCTGGTGATATAACTATTAATTCTGGTGCCATTAGTATAACAAATGGAGAAAAAGTATTCTTCGTCACAAGAGATGGAGACTTAACTGCCAATTCTGTAACAATTACAGGCGGAAGCTTAAACATTGCTGATTCTTTTGAGGTTACTAATGATGGAATATTAACCGCTAGAGGTGCTGATATACAAGGTATCATACAAGCTAATGAAGGTAATATTGGAGGATTCACTATTGGTGAAAGTGCCATATATCATACAATACCTTCATTTACTGATACTAGCAGCACTGGAGTATATTTAGGAACTGATGGAATAAAACTAGGTTCCGACTTTAAAGTTGATAACACTGGCAAAATCACTGCTAATTCTGGTGAGATTGGTGGAGCAAGTATTGTAGATGGAAAATTAGAAGTTACATCTGCTAATATAAAAGACATTAATGTCAATGATAAATTTATTGTTGAAACTAATGGGTCCACTACAATTCAAAATGGAAAAACTGGTGATGAAGAAGCTTATATAAAATTAGATTCAACTGGCAAAATTTCTATTTCAAATGCTGATGTAGCTGGAACGATCACTGCCTATAGAGGTGAAATTGGTGGATTTACAACAGAAAATTCCTACATGTATAATGGAGATATCAAAGATTGGACTACAATTTATACTGGCACTGAATCTGGGATATTCTTCGGCAAAGAAGGAATCAGAATTGGCAAATCATATAAAATTACAGCAGATGGCGGTACTTTTGTTGGAGATGCAGCCAGTGATGTTAATGTTGGTATTTCTAAAGACGGCAAACTTACTGCTAAAAGTGCTGAGATTGTTGGTAGTATTACTGCCAAATCAGGATTTATTGGCGACAAGTCTAATGGATTTACAATTACTTCTACATCAATAGAAAATGGTTTTAAAGACATACAAACTGGTAATGCATTAGCTAATGGAATACATGTTGGAACTGATTGCATACGCTTAGGTCAAGATGTCAGTAAAACATGGTCTTTGACTGTCGGTACTATATCGGTAGATCATGACGGAACAAATGCACCTATTGGTAACTTACCGATTGGAACTGAAATATTAGCTGGTGGAACGTTCAAATTTGCTTTCGATTCCTATACTGGAAATAGAATCTTAAAAATTGGATTTGCAAATGATGGTAATATTGTTAAACCAACTCCTCCTGGAGATTATATAATATTGAATGTTCCGGCAGGAACTACTTCTATACAAACAATATTTTCAAGCGACTACTATACTGATACATATCATAAAATATTATTCTTTATTCCAGATGGCCAATATGGATTCACAAATTTAAGAGTAGACTTAGTTACTTTCCCTGGTTTTATTGTAGATAACAAAGGATTATTAACTGCCTATAATGTAAGTCTTCGTGGGTCTTTCCAAGGAGATGTTAATATTGATAGTGGTTCAATAAAAATTCAAAATGGAGGAGCTACAACATTCGAAGTTACTTCTACTGGAGAGTTAACCGCTACAATAGGACATATTTCTGGATTTGATATTGATTCAAATGGATTCCATAAATGGACTACTGATATAGGAGAAAGTAATTCTGTGTTAATTTCGCATGGATATTCTTCGAGTACATCTATAGGCGGATCTTCTGGAACTAATATTTGGGCTTTAACTGCTGGTAATAACTTTGGGGTTACTACTGATGGAAATTTATATGCTAAATCTGGAAAAATTGCTGGTATTGATATTACCAATTCCACTTTAGGATTGGCATCGACTGATAAAATAAATCCACGATCAGAGACAGATTTTCAGTTATACGCATACCCAATAGGACAAAAGCCATCACATTTATATATTAATCAAGTTCAATTGCATCCTTACAAATGGGTTGAATCATCTGCTAAAGATGAAACATATGCTCTTCGTGCAGTTTTTACTCCAGAATATCTAGATACTGGTGATGGTAGTTTTGAAGGTTCTGGAAATATTTATGGATCTCTTCCAAATGCATATTGTGTCCCATACCCACAAATTTTATCTTTGGGCTGCACAATGACAAAAGATTCTACAAAAACTGCAATAAGGGGTATATCATTTTATATATGGGAGTATAGTTCAAGTATAAATTCTCATCAAACAATTGAACTATTGGCAAAGGACATTGGTTTTGATGAGATACTTGGGGCGATTGTTACACAAAAATTTGATGATAGTAATATAGCTTTATCAACTTGGAATAGTATTCTAAAGGTTCAAGTAATTGGTACTAGTGACAATAAAATTAAAATATTTAATTCATCTGCACAAACTGCAACTTTTGGATTCTATTGTTTAATATATGGTAGGCAAAATAGGAACTATATAGGAAAATATTATAAATCCATGCTCATGCTACAAAAATAAAAGGAGAAAAAAATCAAAATGGTTAAAAAACTAATCGATTTAATAAACATCGCACCTGTATTGAATACTCTTACAGGAAAACATTACAAAAACTTTAAGGTTGCTTTAGAAATAGCAGAATTAAAGAAAGAAATCTCATCGAAAGTAGAATTCTACATGACCCAAGAAAAAGACATAGCTGATACATATGCTATGAAAGATGACAATGGTCAATTAATTATTGAAAACGGATCACAAATTAAATTTGAAAATTCTGAAAAGGCTATCAATTTTAATAAGGCCGTTTTTGAATTGAAGAATACTGAAGTTGAGATAAAGGGACCTATTGAAATAGATGTTGCTAATGATTTTAGAGAAGGTGAAGATACACTTACGCCAGACGAAATCGTTCAACTTAGTGACATAATTTCATTCAAGTTACCTGAATAAAATTTAAAATTAGGGGTTGCTATTTTCGGCAGCTCCTAATTCTTGGAGGAATATTTACATGAATATTTACACTGAAAAAGAATCTGATATAATTTACGAGATCAATATTGATTTTGGAATAACTTTAGTGAACTATCCATTATATATATGTCAATATTCCTCCGGGTTTTTAGTAAAAATTAATCTGTTTAAAAATCGAATTCCATTAAATAAAGAAGATTATACAGATGCTAAAATGGAATGGTATAATGTTGATATATCTACAAAAGATGAAATAAATTTATTAGGATGCAGTACTGATGGTCATTCTATTTATTTCAAAATGGATTCAAAATGGACTAATCTATATAATAAGTATTATCCAAATTTTCCATATATCAACTTAACAACTAAGGATGGAGTTCTATCAAAGCAATTCAAAGCGATTGTTGAAATGAACCCAATAGAAAAGGAGGATGTGTAGTATGGCTATAAACGAATATGTACCTAGCAGCGATAAAAAAATACATAAAACTAGTGTTGACTTTATACTAAGAAACTGTGCTAGAGAAATTCACATAGTACAGTACGATAAATCCCAACCTATAGTTGAAGTAGAATTATATAATTGTGGACTAAGATATACATTACCTGCAAATGCAGTAATGAATTTACGTTTTAGCAAACCTGATAAAACTTTTGTATATAAGTCTGTGCTAGGATGTAATAAGGATAGAAATACTGTATATTTTGATATTGATGAACAAATGTCTTTTTTATACGGTAAAGTAAACCCAATTTTAGAACTGCTGCTAGACGATATGAAAGCAGGATCATCTCCTATTCCTATTGAAATAGATAGAAACCCAATTCAAAATGGAGACTTAGAAAGCTCTAGTGAATACCCAGCTATTGTCGAGGCGGCTAATAAAGCAGTAGAAGCCGCAAGCAGAGCTGAAACATCCGCAAATAAGGCTGTAGAATCCGCAAATAAGGCAGCTGAAGGTGTTGCTAGTTTGCAACCGCTTTTGGATTTGTATAACACTGGGGATATTGCAACTAAAACTTGGGTAATTAGTAAATTAGAAGAATATTTATCTGTTCACAATATAGAAATAATCGATCTTTCAGGAGGAGTATAATATGAGTAATAGTACATCCGCTGGTTTGCCAACAATTAGTGAAATGGTAGAGTTTATCAATAATCAAGAACTTACCTTAAAAATAGAAGATCATGTTTCTATGACAGGAAAAACTCATCATAATTTAGTTGTATATTTTAAGCCATTTCATGGAAAATACTACAACTGGATAAGAAGGTACAATGGAGCTAGTTCTAGTCCAAGAACTAAAAATGACCATCCAGGTCAAAACAGAATATATCTTCAGATTGAAAGAAGAAAAACACATTCATGTAATATGGGAGGACCTTTAAGTCCTCTAAATTATAACAAAAATGTTCTTCTTAGTCATAGTGTATATGGGTGCTTTAAATCAGGAAATAAATTAAAAAGATATTATAGTGAGCTTATAAATGTAAAAAGCATTAGCAAGATAGTTCCAAAAGATAATTGGGTTGTGTACAGAGGATATTTGCATGATGATAGAATTGATGGCAAGTATAGCATGAATCAAAATGCAAACCCTAATAGATTGCAAAGTATTGGAAGAGGTTTTGGAAAAACTGTATTTTTACTAAGACCTCAAGATGCAGCAAAAGGATATTTTGTGTTAAGGCAAGATGTTATTATCATACCAATGGGTCATAGTCATATATCAGAAAAAACTGGAGAGAATATTCTTGCATGTAGTGGATTAAGAATATTGTATAAAAATAAATATTATGGTGAGGCTGATACTGTAGATAATATTATGAATATGTACAATGGTATGAGAATTCGTATGAGTTTGAAGTATGTTTTTTCTCCAGAAACAGATATGTATGAGTCATTTAAAACGAGTAATATTATATCTAGAGCAGGAAATATAATAAGTAAAAAGTAAAAAAAAAATAATCAATCTGTATCATTAAAGGCCCTTCCTTCTTTGTAGAAGAAGTATGCGTTCAACAAACCATGTTCTTGTGATGTGTCACAACATAGTGGTAGAGAATCTCTGTCGAGGGGTCTTTAACGATATAGATTGATTATTAATATATTGGAGGTTAGAATGAATAAAAAAATTTATAAAGTAACGCAAACTCAACTAAGTTCGTTACAATCAAATGGTTTTATTACTGTTGATGGAGTAAGATACGATTATGATCCAAATAGCCTATACATTCTAGCAGATCCATTTGCTCCAGAATATAGGCTTGAAACTCAAGGTCATAATTTGCATTTACTTAAAGATAATGTTATAATTAGTGATTTGACTGTCCCATTTGCGCAAGCTTCTGTGTATGCATCTAATGCAAAAAATTTACAAAATAAAACTGGTTCTAAAGCATATACATATTATGATATACTTCCAAGGGTTGACTATAAAGATTTTTTGTTAATTAAAGATTTACCTATGGAAGGTATATTTTGTGGATTTGTAAGAAATGGATATTTTTATAAAGTTCGCGAAGAAGACACCAACACTGATATTCCATTTACTTTATTTTGTCAAACTGTTGATGGATATTATTCATTATCAACTTCTGAAATAACTGCACCTATCGAAGGATATACAATTCATGACTATTTCAATGAAGCTAAATTTATTCCATATGGTAGTGTAAAGACTGTAAATAATACAGAACCTGATGCTAATGGAAATGTACAGCTTGATATATTGCCACTTGTTGATTACTCTAGTGGATCAGTTATTAATGATTTGCCAAGTCGTGGTATATTTTATGGAAGTAAAAATGGATATTTTTATAAAACACCAGGAGTAAATAATAGAGTTGGATTGACTTTTCAATCTACTGATGGATATTATTATCTATTTGGTCTTATTAAACAGACTACAATGGAACAATATTTTCAGCAAGCTACATTTACTCCATATGGTACTGTTAAAAAAGTTAATAATACTGAACCTGATGCTGATGGAAATGTGACTATTACAATTCCATTACAAATTGAAAACATAAAAGATGGAACTGGTGCAAATTCAATCCAACAAAATCAAGATGGAACTGGTGGAAAATTTGATTTTTCAGGAAAGAATCCAAATGCATTTAGTTTTGATGCTACATTAAATGGGCAACTAGACTATGGAGCAATTGGAGCTTTTAGTTCTTCTTTTGGAGGAAAAGGGCAAGCAAGAGGTAAAAGAAGTTTCCAGGTAGGAACCACTACGATTGCCTATGGAAACTATACCTTTGCATCAGGCTCTGATAGCGTTGCCATGGGTCCTGCTTCCCATGTAGAAGGATATAGCAATACAACTGGTCCTAACGCAGATAGTGCGCATGCTGAAGGCGGTGAAAACCTTGTAACTTCAAATAGAGGTCACGTCGAAGGTTATAAGAATACCGTAAAAGGGATGAACGGACATGGCGAGGGAGAAAATGTTTTAGTGACTGAAACTGCAGAAGCAGGTCATGCTGAAGGAACAAACACTAAGTCAAACAATCTATCTGCTCATGCAGAAGGTCAACAAACTGAAGCAAATGGCATAAATTCACATTCTGAAAATACTTTAACTAAAGCTAATGGTGATAGCTCTCATGCCGAGGGATATGGAAATGAAGTAAACTCATACGCTGGACATATTGAAGGTTCTGGAAATAAGATATTATCAGTGCTTCCATCATCTGGTGGCGACACTCCTGGTCAATCTCCTATAGATCCAGATGATCCAAATTTCAAAATAGATGAACATTTAGGTTATAATTCTCATGTAGAAGGTTCTCTTAATATAAGTTATGGATATAATTCACATACAGAGGGAACTAAGAATACGACCTATGGACATTATGCACATACAGAAGGTTCTGGAAATATTAATTATGGCGAAAATAATCATATTGAAGGTTCTGGAAATAATATATCTAGTACAGCTAAAATTACAAATACTCATATAGAAGGTGCTGGCAATAATGTAACAAATGCATGCTCTAATCTTTATATGGGTGGTATATCAAATACTGGTGGTGCAGATGGAGCATTTATTTTTGGACATAATAATGAAGTTTCATCTACTGCTAAATATTCTATTACATTAGGAAAAGGATTAAAAGCAACTGACGAAGATTCCATTATACTTGGTACATATAATAAAGTACAACAGGCGACTGGAAGAATGCTTATTATAGGTAATGGAACTTCTAATACAGACAGAAAAAATGCAGTTGAAATAATGAGAGATGGTAGAGTTAAATTTTCTCAAGCACCAAAAGAAAATGACGATGCAGTTAGGTTGAGTGAGTTAAATACAAAACAAGATAAATTATCATATGCTCAACAAAGTGCAATAGATTCTGGAATAACAAAAGAATCTTTAGATAAAATAAATGATGATATTATTCAATTAAAATATAATACATTTGATGTTCATCAAGGGCTTGATACAAGTGGAAGCGAATTAAGACAATACACCTACTTTAATAAAGATGTTGAGTTAAATGGTGGATTGAAATTAAATGGTGGATTAACAAAACTATATTCTTATAATTCAATGGGTTTTTCTATACAACCTTTTTTCGAAACAAAAAAAGAAGACCTTAATTATTTCTTAGGTAATTATCATACAACTGGATCAAGAACTGATGGATATATATTTGGATGGTATAAAAAACCTACATCTACTGGGAGTCCTATTTTAGATTTTTCTTATATTAAAGTAAATGATGATGGCACACTTTCAATAGATTATGCAAAAAATGGAAATAGAATATATTGTAATTTTAATAATGAAATTATTAGTATTAAAAATACATATCTTTCAAAAAATGAAGCTGCTAATTACTATGTAAAAAAACTAGGATCTACTGGAGAATATAGAGTTTATATGTCAGCTCCTGATGGAAAAGATGCTAACAGAACTATAGCAACAGCTCCTATTGGCTCATCAGTTCCAATTAGAACAAAAGAAGGACATATACTTTTACCAGATGCATACGTTTCAATGCCAGAAGATAATGAAGCTATATCAGCAGGAGTTGCTGATTATCTATATGGTTTAGATAGAAAAATAAGAGATTTTCATCCTACTACGACATTAAGATGGTTAAATAGTAGTGATCAAAGAGAAATGGTCATCAATGGATCATGGATTGGTTTTTATAAAAATGGAGAACAAACAACTTTATTATATCCAGATAAATTTACTTATTTAAACAAAAATGTATATTGGAGTGATTTAGCTTATCTTGTAGAAAATAAAACAGCATTTGTAAAATGGAGTGATATAACTGATCTTGTAGAAAATAAAACAGTATTACTCAATGGTGATACGGGTTCTATTGGATCATATACATCAGTTGGAAATGGCATATCTAGTGCATTAAATTTTGCTGGGCAAAATATATCTAATACTGCAAAAGGTGTTAATTCTCTTTCATTGGGAAGATTAAATTCTGTCGAAGGGGCAGCATGTTTTGCCTATGGGAATAAAAATATTATAAAAGGTGTTGCTTCCATTGCATTTGGTGGTGGAAATACTGCCGGTGAAAAAATAGATTGGACTTCATTAGATGCTGCAACAAATAGTAGTTCATCTTATTGCTTTACAATAGGGGAAAATAATACTTCTATAGGAAGAACATCAATTACTATTGGTACAGCTAATAATTCCAAAGGTGATGGCTCAATTTCTATTGGAAGAGATAACACTATATGGTCTAAAGAAAGTGTTGCCATAGGACGCAATAACACGCTCAACAGGGTCAGCACTGGTTCTTATGACGAGAATGAGCCAGACCAAGGCAATGGCGTGGTCGCAATAGGAACTGGCCTAAAAACCCCATTAAGATATAGAGAAGTGGACTACAGCAATAATTTATATTGGAATTGTGTTATTTCTGGTAGATATAATGACCCATATACATATAATTGTGTTAGAAACAGCGACCTTGTATATACTAGTAGTCTACCTCCATTATTTACATTAGGAAATGGTCTAAGTGATACTAGTAGAAATAATGCAATTGTACTATTTCATAATGCTAGTGCTATTAATTCCGATTTTATATATTTTAATGAATATAGTATATTTAACAAAAAGTGTGAATTTAGGGGATCGGAAACTATAATTGAGGGAACCTTAAAAGATGCATCTGGTACTCAATATATAAAAGGTGGAACCATAACAGCATCTTTTATAAACTCATTATTTTAGGAGGACTCATTAAATGGCAAATTATTTAGACGAGAATGGTCTCAAGACACTTGCAGACAACATAAATGGCAAGTTCATACCCTATACTGGTGCAACAAAGGATGTAAATCTTGGAGAGCATTCCTTCAAGGTAGGCGGGATTACTGTTTCAGGTGATACTACTGCTGACTATATAAATACAAAAAAGAGCAATATAGACATTACCCCAAATGGGAAAGGTGTACTTCGTGTATCCGACCAATATGGAATGGTCTATGGCGATGATGGTAGAGGAGGGGAAATGTTCACAATAACCATGAAGGATAATCCTTCAGGAGTTGGAAAGGTAATCAACCACATTACCGGTGGCGCCAGTTATGTCCCTACTTCCAATACGGACTTGACGCCAAAGAAATACGTGGACGGTGAAATTAGAAAACTCCAGATTGCCACAGGCTCTGACTGGGAGTTCCTCGACTTGATTGCGGAAAAGACCTTCTCCAAGGCGTTCACCGAAGTTAAGCCTGGAAAAAGCGGCATACCAAATGGAAATGCAACCGTAGACGTTACCACAACAACTTGGCAGAAGAAAATCGGGGGCGTAATAGTGGGTTACAAGACGATAGTCGACGTTACCTGCAGATGCGAACAGTTCAACCTCAAGGACGTAGGATTAAATGTCCTATTGTCAAAGGTCGGAAGCCGTTGGTTCTTCCCTAGAATGGCTGTCAGCAGAGGGAACATACAGGTTGGAAAATTCACCAAGATGATGGACAGACTCAATGCCCAAAAGGATAGAGTAGGCATCTCAGTTGATGAGGTATCCATATTCAGGGATGCCACCACAAACCTTGGCTGCTTAAACGTCAATGGTGGTATAATGGGACAGGTTACTTATGACTATGCCGAATTCAGGGTATTCGCGATAATGCTCGAACTCGACAATGACCACGAAGGGGAATCTATTCCATGCACTGGGGCGCACTACAGGATAGTCCTGTACCACCCACAGACAATCATAGCATAAAGAAAGGAGGATATATAAGCATGGATCAAAATACATTTATAGGTTTATTTATAGGGGCTTTAGTAATATTGGTACCTCTTTTCATAGCATGTGTCACTCCATTAATAAAACTAAATAAATCTATTCAAAAATTAAATGATGCAATTGATATTTTGAATGAATCTGATTCTAGAAAAAACAAAGCTCTAGATGATGTTCATGAAAAGATAGCAATACATACACAATATTTAATTGTTGATAAGAAACGTTTAGATAACTTATCGAAGAGAATGCACAAAATTGATAATGAAGAAGGCTTTACAGACAATGTTAATAGGGAATGAAGAAAGGTAATTTCAAATGGAAAATGTTAGTTCAATAGTAATGTTAGTATGCTTATGTGTTATATTAGTTGGATTTGTTGGATATATTCTATTCAAAGCAATTAAGAATAAATGGATAGGCAAGCTATTGGATACTTTAAAGACTGCAATAAAAGATGCAGAAACAAAGTATCCGTCTGGGCATGGGGATGAAAAGAAGAAATATGTATTAGCTCAAATAGAAGCTAAGTGCAAAGAATTAGGCATCCCTGTGAAAATGATATTTACAGCAATTTCTAAATTAATTAATACTATTGTTGAAAATTACAATATTATTAAAAAAGGAAAATAATCAAAGATCAGAAGCCTAAAAAATACATGGCTTCTTTTCTTTTCCCGCAATAAAAACATATCCTATAATGAAGGAGGTCCAAAAAGATGGGACTATTTAGAACTTGGAGAGAGATAACCAATACCAATATCTCAATGAAAGATTTACGCGAGGTATGCAACAAATATAGAGTTGCTTTACGTGGCAAAAAGTCTTCCAATGGGAAAGCTGTCGTTGAGGTTTTAGCTTCTACTCCAACCTATGAAGCTATCTTAAGAGATCTTAATAACTTAAGAAAATAAAAGACTAGAAGCCTAAAAAATACATGGCTTCTTTTCTTTTCGCAATAAAAACATATCCTATAATGAGAAGGAGGATTTCTTAAGATGGAAATCGATAAACAAAATTTAGTTAATTCTTTATTGAAAGTTGGATCAATATTAATTTATACGGCAAATGTTGGAGCTGTCCTATATGACGTAATAAAGTCAAAAACCGACAAAGATATTGAAAAACTAAACAAAAGAATTGATTCACTTGAAAAATCTAAAAAATAAAAGATAAGAGGCTTTGCATGGCTTCTTTTCTTTTTGCTCGCAATATTTTCATATCCTATAATGGAGGTAAATATATGGAAAATGAATTAGACATATTATTAGATGAGTATGATGAATTAACGGAGGATTTATATTTCTGTAAAGCAAACTTAGAAAAAAGACGTAAGTTGCTTAAAAGAAGATGCTATATCCGTAAACGCATTGAAACTCTAATGACTATAGAGAAATCATTATCCAAGTAATTTCTTAAAATTAAGGGATCGAACATGGTCCCTTATATTTTTCAAAAAAAAAGGAGGAGCATATGATAGAATATTATAACAATTATTCTTATATTATTAAAGAAAATAATTTAGATGGAACTACTAAAAAATATATGGAATTTGTTTCAGATGAAGAAGCAGATGAATATTTGGAAGAGGAATTATATAATGAAAGACATAAATGACTGTTTTATTCAAACTTATTGTGGCCCTATTCATGGGGATGAATGTTCTAATAACATTTATGAGGCAACCAAACCTGTGACTGTTCAAGAGTTGTGCAACTACATACTTTCAAATGACAGAGAATGGGGCTACATTGGAATTGCCTGCCCTGGAACTATATTTGGCAATCCAAATGTTCAATATTATCATGGAAAATATGTTGATGATAATAGAAACAAAATTGATTTTACATTTCCACCACATATTGCAAATGCTATTGTAAAACGCATCAACTGGAGTGGTGGCTGGTCAAGTGCAAACTGGATATTAACAATATGAAATTGATATTAGCAAAGGAAAACTTACAAATGACTAAAAAACTTATTGGAGAATTTGTAGTTACAGGATTAGCTGGATATTTGACTGGGATTGCAATTTCTTATATTAAAAATAATAAGAAGGCAAAATGTGATTTGATTTTTGATGAATCAAGTCCAGAGCAAACAATGTATTTAAAGATAAATGACAACATTGATAGTATCACTAACTCAAAATATATTTTATGCAGAGTTATAAAAAATAAAGGAGAAAGTAAATGACTAAAAAAGAGCATAAGCAAAGGCAAGAAAAATTTCTAAATGCATTGAGATTAAAATATGCTAAACAAGAGACTAATGAAGTATTATTTTATCCAATGGGAATGACCGATCACGAATTTAGAGATTTAATTGTTAAATATTTTCTTGGAGATAATTATTATATTACTGACCCAGTATCATATGGCCAAGAAAACACAATCATTGCATACGAAATTATATCTAAAAACTAGTTTCTCACAATAAAAACATATCTTATAATGGAAGTAACTGTTATTTATTTAGGAGGACAAAACAATGAATGATACAGACTTACAAAAAGTAGAACAAGGTTTAACTAAAACAATAGATAGTTATAATTCTATTGGGCTAATGGAACCTGACAAAGCAAAATGTTTAGGAATAATGCAAAAAGAATCGAGTATTATTCTAAATGAAGAAAAACGTAAAGAAGATTTAGCTTTTCAAAAAGATAGATTTTTATTGGAAAAAGATCATAAATATTTCGAAGAAAATCTAGCAAAGGAAAAAGCCAAACAAGAATCAAAATGGCATGATGAAGAAACTGCTAGTAAAAAAGAATTATTTGAATATCAAAAGACTAAAGATACAAATGAATTTAGCATTCAGAAGCTGCGTTTCGATTTAGATAGGCAACGTCTAGATTTCGAAGAAAAAGATTTAGAATTCAAAAGAGAACTATCAAAAAGCGAATCAAAATATCGTTGGATAACATTTGGAGTAACTACAATATTAGGTTTTGCACAATTTGCTATATCATTATATACTTACAAGAAATTAGCTTATACGAATTTGAAACTAATATATTGTGATGAAGGTAGACCAACTACTGATTATAAAGATGCAATCAAAAATGTTCAAAATATGATTAAAAAATAAAAGTACTTATCAAGATTTAAGGGATCAAACATGGTCTCTTAGATTTTGTCGCAAAAATTTCATATGCTATAATGAAAAGGAGAAAAAATTATGGAATTTAAAACTATTTCTGGTATCGGACAACTAATTTTCGGAGGAATCGGTGCTATAGCCGCTGTTGCGAGTGCTATTGACTCTATTAAAAATGGAGACAAACGTGCTGCGATTACAGGGACTTATGCTGGGAAAGCTGCCGTAGATGAAACTGCCAAAAGATATCACAGAACATTGGGTGGATACATAATCGAAGAACCTGAACAAAACTAAGAAGTTTGAGTCTACATAGACTCTTACTTTTTGTAATATTAGGAGGACTAATGTATTTAGATTTGATATTTAAAATAGCAAATTATATTGAAAAGCATTACCCAGAACCATCAATAATTATGGGTAAACAAAAATTTTATAAACGTTCTGCTGAATGTTTTGCATTAAATAAAGCTATAGTTAAATGCTTGGATAATCCAGACGAGTATCCAACTTATATTTTTGATGATCTTATATTAAGTTATATAATAGCTAGTAAAGAATCTGTTCAAACTGAGAATAAGTATTTATATTTAACATTTATTAATGCATTAACTGATGTCAGAGAGCATTTTAGTTAACGAAAAGGAGTTAATATGAACGAAACTAAAAAAGCACTTCCTATTATATTTTCAATAGTAGGATCATTAGGAACAATTGGTACTGCAGTATTAGTAGCAAAGGAGACACCAAAAGTTCAAGAAAAACTTAAAGAGAAGAAAGATATTTCGAAATTAGAATACTTAAAAATACTAGGAAAAGGATATTTGCCAGCGATATTAGCTGGAGTTGCGACTATATCCTCAATAACTGCGTCAACAATTATATCTAAGAAAACAGAAGCATCTTTAATCGCCACAACAGCGGTCTTAAGCCAAGGATGGAATAAATACAAATACAAAATAAAAGATTTATTAGGTCCACAAGGCGAAAAGAAGATAACTGATTTGATATCTAGTGACGATTATAAAGAGAAGAAAGAAGCTTTAACAAAAGAAGCTAATCCTAGAAAGCAATTATATTGGGAAGAGCATCTTGGATTTTTTGAATGTGATCCAGTTGATTTTATGTCAGCACTTAATGATTTAAATCAACGTCTTCATTCGCCAGATCCAGATATTAATGGAACTTTCTATTGGACCAGCTTGAAGATATTTGCAGAAGATGCTAAAGCTAAAGTCTTCAATAAAAAATGTTTAGAAGGATGTAAGAATATTGGATGGACATCTGATTACTTATTAGAAGCTTTTGGAGCACAATGCGTATGGGTTCATCCGAATTACACAAAAGTAATTGATAAAAATACTAAAGAACTAAAATATATTAAGGTCGATTTCTGGGAAGAACCAATAATACTTCAAGATAGTGAAATTTCTAGATTGCATTATAAATCCAGAACCGATTTTGAACACGAAGCAGAATCTGATGAGCATTCTTCATATTATATAGATGAGGATATTGTTAAAGAAAAAGCAGAGTGTTCATTAGAAAATGACGATTTAGCTCATTTAATACCAAGTCAACAAACTGATATTTTAGAAGAATTGTATAGTGATGGAACAAATCCAAGTGCACCAGAAGAAAACAATTTGAGAGTTGCACTTCCAGATGAAAGCACTATACCAGAATAAAGGAGAAATAATAAATGAATAATCCATTAACTTATATTAAACCATTTGTATCCAAACATGAACCTGAGATTTTAATGTCTATGGGTATTGGTGGAATGATATTTTCATTAGCATGGGGAATTAAAGCAAGTTTTAAAGCTGCTCGTGCTATTGATAAATATAAAGAAACTTATGGAAAAGATAAATTGACAGCAAAAGAAACAATAAAACTAACTTGGAAATTATATTTGCCAACTGTTTTATCTGTTGCTGCATCAGTTCCATGTGTTATAATGAGTAATAAGGTTTCTAATAAACGTTATGCGGCTATTGCAACTGCATATACGATATCAGAAGCCGCTCTTCAAGAATACAAGGATAAAACAAAAGAAATCATTGGCGAAAAGAAAACTAAACAAATAGAAGAATCTATATCTGATGATAGAGTAACTAAAACATATTCTGGAGGAAATCAAGTAATATTAACTGGAAATGGTGATAGTTTGTTCTATGAACCTTTATCAGGAAGATATTTCAAATCTAATTGGAATGATATTTTAAAAGCTGCTAATGAATTGAATTCTGAGGCAATAACCAATATGTCAGGTCAAACAACTTTAAATGATTGGTTTCAAAAAATAGGTCTTGAAACTACTGAAATTGGTGAAACCTTAGGTTGGAATTTGATGAACAACTCGAGCAACTTAATTGATATTTCAATAAGTTCTCATATTACGAAAGACAATGTGCCATGTGGAGCTATATACTATAATAGACAGCCAGTGGCATTGATAAATTAGTATATAGTGTATTCGCAAAAAATACATGCTATATAATGGGGAGACCCTAAATGAACAATATTAGGAGGATATAAAAAATGGATGAAAATACTGTTCAAGAAACTGTTTCTGCAACAACTAATGCTGTTGCTACCACTTCTAAAGTGATGAAGAAAGACAAGATTATTGTCGGTGCTTTGTTTGCCGCTACTGCTGTAGCAGCTATCGTTGGCACTACTTTAATGTGTAAATTCTATAAGAATCGCTCAAAGAAGAATGCTTCAGCTGAAGTTTCTGAAGAAAAGTAATTGAATATATTTAACAAAAACTATTGCACAATATAGTTCATTAAAGTCATTACTAAACTAGGAATCGTTTTAAACAACGGTTCTTAGTTTTTTTTTTTTATTACGAAAGGATATTTTAATTAATGGAAGAATTTAAAAACAATTCGAATGCATCAAAAGAAGAGAGACTTCCTGGTCCTTCAAAAGTAACTCCAATAACTACAAACGTTAAAGTTAAAAATAATCAAAATGATAAAAAACCATTTAGAAAATTTTTTGCAGAAGATGCAAAAACAGTAGGAAGTCATGTTGTTGAATCAGTAGTTGTTCCTAGTTTACAAAAATTATTAAGTGATGCTGTTAAAGGGGCCGTTGATTGGCTTATTTACGGATCTCGTGGATCTGGTGCTCAACGTACTGGAATAGGAACTGTATCATATTCATCATATTATAGACAACCTACTGGTATAAATGGTCCTTATCAACCAGTCGGAGTTCCACAAGGTCAACCAATGCAAAGATCAGGTACTTTAAGTGTAAATGAAATAACTTTTTATGACAGAGGAGAAGCAGAAAAAGTTTTGCAATGTTTATGCGAAAGTCTAGAAAGGTACGGAACAGTTGCAGTTGCTGATTTTTATGATCTAGTTGGGCAACGTTGTTCATATACTGATCAAAAATATGGATGGTATGATTTAAGACCTGCTCAAATTATTAGAGCATATGATGGATATGTTATACAATTTCCAAAAATACAACCAATAGAATAAAGGAGAAATAATAAATGAATAGTTTAACAAAAGCATTCTCAGAAGTAAAATTTTGGGGTAAAAAGCATAGTCCTGAATTATTAATTGCTGGTGGGATATGCTTGGCTTTGAGTTCTGTAGTTTTAGCATGTGTTGCAACAAATAAAATTAGAAAACCACTTGAAGCTGCTACTGCAAAAATTAAAGATACTCATGCTTTAATGAATGATTCTTATAAGATTCAAAATGGATTATATTCAGTTGAAGAAGGAAGAAAAGAATTAGCAAAAACTTATGCTAAAACTGCTGGAAAGATATTATGGGTATATGCTCCTGCTATTTTAACATTTAGTCTTTCTGTGTCGTGCATATTAGGTTCTCACAAGATAATGAAGGGACGTAATATTGCATTGGCCGCTGCTTATACAACATTAGAAAATGGTTATAAGGCATATAGAAATAGAGTTAAAGAAAAACTCGGAGAAGAAGCAGAAGATCTTTTATATAAAAATGTAACTAAAGAAAAGAAAGAAACTGCTGACAAAAATGGAGAACTAAAGTCAACAACTGTAAATACTCCACACTTAGATAGAAATTCAAATCCTTATTCTGCATTATATACTTGTGGAAATCGTGGATGGGAAAGAAATGCTGTTTTAAATTATGAATTCTTGATGACTCAACAATCATATTTAAACAGAAAACTTCAAGCCCAAGGATTCTTATTTTTAAGTGATGTATATGATGCTTTAGGTTTTGATGCATCTATGTTAGGAGCTGATAAAGTTAGAGCATCTCATATTTTAGGATGGATTTATGATTTGAAAGATCCAACAAGAGATAACTATGTTTCTTTTGGACTAACTAATCCTAATAATATTACAAAACCTAGTGTTCAAGAACAATTAGAATCCAATGAACCAAGTTTCTGGTTGGAATTCAATTGCGATGGAGATATATTAAATTTAAATAAAGATCCGAATAAGAAAACATTTAGTAACTATGCAAAAGATGGTTGCTGCTAAAAAGGAGAAATAAAATGAAAACATTACAAACTATATTAATAGTTATTGCTAGTGCTGGAATATCTGGAGCTGCTGGATATTTTATAGCAAAGAAGAAATATGAGAAAAAAGCAGATGAAGAAATAGAATCTGTTAAGAAAGCTTTCAATGAACATCTAAATGAACTCACGAAAGCTGGCGAAAAGATAGATATTCCAATGACCAGAAATGGTTATAGCAAAAAGAAATCATCGGAAAAGAAAACTAACAAAGAATCCGATAGAGAACCATTACCTACAGATCCTGTTGCGACAGATTATTATATTGATTATTCTGCTCCATACAGGACTTCTAGCAAAAGTGTAAAAACAGAAAAGAAATTTGTTGAGGGTGAGAAAGGAGCGACATCAAACGACGAACCTTATGTTATTAGTCCTGATGATTTTATGGCATCATCATATGAATCTTCTACACTATTATATTATGCTGACGGAGTGTTGGCGGACGATGATAATAATGTTATTAGTTCATATATAGGATTAATAGGACCTAAGGCATTAAATAGTTTTGGACAATACCAAGAAGATACTGTCTTTGTCAGAAATGATAAATTAAAGACAGACTTCGAAATTATATTAGATACTAGAGAATTTTCTAAAATCAGAAGAGAAAATAATCCAAAACAAAGTCTTCAAGATGGCGAAACATATGAATGATAGATAATTTGTTTGAAAGATTATATTTTGAGTGGTTATCAACTTTGGCTTTTCCGAATAAAGAAGAACGATCGGAGTATTCTAATTTGTTATATTTATTGTATACAACACCATTTTATTTCAATGCTAACAAACAGCCTTTAGACGAAAACCGTTATAAAGATGGTATATATTTAAGAAGATTGTTCATACAAAAAATGAATATTTCAAGAGACAGTGTTCCAAATACGAATAACACATTATTTTCAGAATACTATGCATGCAACTTATTAGAGATGATTTGTGCATTGGCTAATCGAATAAGTAATGATATTATGGCTGATTATGGAAAAGAAGACACAACAGATTATTGGGTGCATTTAATGTTATCCAATCTTGGAATTCTTGATTTTACAAATCATAATTGGCAGCCAAATGAAGTTATTGGAAGATTAGTTAATTTCATGGATAGAAATTATGAAAGAAATGGTCGTGGTGGGTTATTCACATTAAGGGATAATAGATTTGATACTACCAAAATGAGCATCTGGGATATTATGTCTAGATATATTACGGAGAATTATTATAATAAGGAGGAGAAAAACTATGTTTATTAAAAAACATCCAATTATTGCTACAGCGATATTAGTAACTGTTGCAAATGTTGCAGTTGATGCAATTTGTTTGGTATTTGGTAAAAAGAAAAGGAAGTGATATTCTATGGTGGACTTTTTAAGGATTTCTACTAGATCGACGAAAAAGGGAATAGTGGAAGTATATCCTAAGTTCATCGTTGGTAAATCTTCAGACCTAATGATTAAGGGCGGCGACTTTTATGCAGTTTGGATAGAAGATCGTGGCCTTTGGTCTACGGATGAGCAAGATGTCATAGATTTAGTTGACAAAGAACTAGATAATTATGCAAAAGAATGCAAAAGTAAATATGATGATCTTATAATCGTTCGATATATGTGGGATTCAGAATCTAATGTAATAGATACATGGCATAAATATTGCCAAAAACAAATGCGAGATAACTATTATCCATTAGATACAAAATTGATATTTTCAAATCAAGAAACTACTAAAAAAGACTATGCAAGTAAGCGTTTGAATTATCCTCTAGAATGTGGTGATTATTCATCATGGAATGAGCTTGTTTCAACTTTATATTCTCCAGAAGAGAAAAGAAAAATTGAATGGGCTATTGGTGCTATTGTAACTGGTAAATCTAAAGAAATTTCTAAATTTTTAGTTTTCTATGGAGCTCCAGGAACTGGTAAATCAACTATTATAGAGATAATTCAACGTATGTTTGATGGATATTATTGTGTTTTTAAATCTGTGGCATTAGCTAGCGGAAAAGACTTCGCATTAGAGCCATTCAAAAATAATCCATTAGTAGCCATTGAGCATGACGCTGATTTCTCACGTATAGAAGATAATACACAATTAAATTCATTAGTTGCACATGAAAAGATGATTGTTAATGAAAAACACAAATCATTATATGAACAAAAATTTCAATGTTTTGTTATATCAGGAACTAATAAATATGTTAAAATTACCGATGCTAAATCTGGCATAATTAGAAGATTAATTGATGTCAGACCTACTGGGAATAAAATTCCTTATTCAAATTATATTAAGTTATTTAATACTATAATAAATTCAGAACTTGGACATATTGCATGGCATTGTAAAGATGTTTTTGAAGAGGACCCACATTATTATGACAATTATGAGCCAACATTAATGATGGGTGAATCAAATGATTTCTACAACTTTGTTTTAGATGCATATACTGTGTTTAAAAATGAAGATGGTACGACATTAAAAGCAGCTTGGGAATTATACAAAAGATATTGCGAAGATGCTAATGTTCCGTATCCATATTCTATGCGAATGTTTAAAACTGAATTAATGAACTACTTTGATTCATATGAGGAACGAGTTAGGGTTGGTGAAGATTGGGTTAGATCATATTATTCTGGATTCAAATCCGAAATGTTTGTAAAAGGAATGACTGATGCTGATACAATAAAAGCTAAAAAAGAATCTCAAAAAGAAGAGGAAAATATTAAGTTAATAGACTTTGATGTTCGTCCATCTAATTTTGATATTTTCTGTAAAGATTGCCCTGCTCAGTATTCAAATGATGAAGGAACCCCATTGAAGAAATGGGACAATGTTAGAACTAAACTAAAAGATATTGATACTAGTAAATTACACTATGTTAAAATTCCAGAGAATCATATAGTAATCGATTTCGATTTGAAGGATGAATCTGGAAATAAGGATTTCAATAAAAATTTGAAAGAAGCAAGTAAATGGCCAAAAACTTATGCTGAATTAAGCAAATCAGGTGCAGGCATTCATTTGCATTATATTTATGATGGAGATGTTTCCAAATTAAATAGACTATATTCTGATGATATTGAAATCAAAGTATTTACTGGCAATAGTAGTTTAAGACGTAAACTTACTAAATGCAATGCTGAAACTATAAATCATTTAGGAGATGTATTGCCAAAAAGAAAGGAGAAAGCTGTGCTAAATTTTGACGCAGTCCAGAATGAAAAGGCGCTGCGTACTATTATTACAAAGAATTTAAATAAAGAGTACCATAGCGCTACAAAACCATCTGTTGACTTTATATTTAAGACACTAGAAGATGCATATAATAATGGTGTTAATTATGATGTAAGTGATATGTACAATGCAGTAATGTCATTTGCAGCAAGTTCAACACATAATGCTCAATATTGTATTCGACTAGTTAACAAGATGCATTTTAGATCAGACGAACCATCCTCTGCGATTGCATCTGAAGATCAACCAATTATATTTTTGGATGTTGAAGTATTTCCAAATTTACTTTTAGTTAATTGGAAGAAACAGGGAAAAGATAATAAAGTTGTCCGAATGATAAATCCAAATTCTAAAGAAATAGAAAATATTTTAAAATACAGAATCATTGGGTTTAACAACAGGAGATACGATAACCATATTTTATATGCAAGATTTATAGGGTATGATAATCAACAATTATTTGAACTTTCTAAAAGCATAATTAATTCCAAATCCAAAATAAATAGTGGAATGTTCCAAGAAGCTTATAATCTAAGTTATACTGATATTTATGATTACGCTTCTAAAAAGCAATCTCTTAAGAAATGGGAAATTGAATTAGGATTACATCACCAAGAATTAGGATTGCCATGGGATAAACCGGTTCCAGAAGCAGAATGGTCTAAGGTTGCTGAGTATTGTGATAACGATGTCATATCAACTGAAGCAGTATTTGAAGCAACACAACCTGACTTTGAAGCTAGAGAAATTCTAGTAGCATTAGCAAATGAATTATGCCCAAGTGTACATTCTACAGTAAACGACACTACAAATCAACTTACTGGAAGAATTATATTTAGAGGAGATAAGAAGCCTCAAGAGCAATTCATATATACTAATCTTGCTACTGGTGAAAGAAGTGATGGCACCAAAGATATTCATTGTTTTAATGGTTATGAGTATAAAAACGGTGTCAGTACTTATTTAGGAGAGGAAGTAGGAGAAGGAGGATTTGTTTGGGCAGCCCCAGGTATGTATCCAAACATAATTACATTCGATGTCGCCTCTATGCATCCTCATTCAGCAATTGCTTTAGAGTTATTTGGTCCAACTTATACCAAGAACTTCAAAGATCTAGTAGACATTCGTATATTTGTTAAACACCATGATTGGGATAAAGTATTCAGTATGATGAATGGTGTTCTTAGGAAATTTATAAACGAAGATGCCGATGAAGCTTCCATAAAAAGATTAGCTTATGCATTAAAAATAGCAATCAATTCTGTTTATGGATTAACTTCAGCACATTTTGCAAATTTATTCAAGGATCCAAGAAACATTGATAATATTGTAGCTAAACGTGGTGCGTTATTCATGTGCCAATTAAGACATGAAATTGAAGATATGGGTGGAACTGTAGTTCATATTAAAACAGATTCCATCAAAGTATCTAACCCAACTGAAGAAATCAAGAATTATATTTTGAAAAGAGGTAAAGAATTCGGATATACATTTGAAATCGAATCCATATATACAAAATTCTGTTTAGTAAACAATGCTGTATATGTGGCAAGATGTTCTATGGATAAAGAAAACGGAGACAAGGCTGGACATTGGACAGCAACTGGAACCCAATTCCAAATCCCATATGTATTTAAGAAATGCTTTACACACGAAGAAGTCAAATTCGAGGATTTCTGTGAAACAAAGGAAGTTAAGACTTCTATATATTTGGATATGAACGAAGATCTCCCAGAAGGAGAACATTCATTGAAATTTATAGGAAAAGTTGGATTATTTACACCAATAAAAAAGGGTTTTGGTGGAGGCTTATTAGTCAAAGAGTCTAAGAAGAAAGACGGATCAATTGGCTATGATGCAGTCACTGGAACAAAAGATTACCGCTGGCTAGAATCAGAAGAAGTAATTAAAGAACATAAAGAGAACGATGTTGATATTTCTTATTATGACAACTTAGTTAATGAGGCAATCGAAACTATTTCCACTTATGGGGACTATGAGTGGTTTGTTAGTTAATATTTAGTCTTTATATTTATAGGAGAAAAATTATTTATTATGAGTAGATTAATTGAAAATTCTTTAGAAGAATTAAGTAAGAGTGAATTTATATTTCATGACAACAGAACATTGGAAGTTCGTAATGCTGTTTTGATTTGGACTAATTTCCAAGGCAAAGCAAATCGTTTCGGAAATACTACCAAAAACTTCAATCTCGTTATTAATGAAGAAGTTAAAGCAGCTTTAGAACAAGATCCAACAAGAGAATTCACAATTCATTCAATTGGCGGCGAAGGGACTGATGATCCTATCATGTATTTCATTAATGTCAAAGTTAACATGACTTCAGCATATCCACCAGTTGTAACTTTATATACTGATTTCCGTGGGCAAAAGAGTCGTACATCTCTAGATGACACCACAATTGAATGCTTAGACCATATTAATATTGAATCAGCTGATTGTATTATTAATTTATATGAATCTAAGATGCATCCAGGGAAAGTATCTGGATATTTAAGAAAATTAAATGTAATCCAAAATAAGGAATCTGAATTTGGTGGAAAGTACGACGAATGGGAAACCCCAGTAAATCAAGAACTAGCAGATGCAAATAAAGATTTGTTAGAATACGATGATCCACTAGGAAATATTGGCAATAACAATTAAATGGTGAAAAGTTTAATGGCTATTGTAAAACTTAGAGATAATCAGGTAGATGCCGTTAAACGAATGCATACAGGTTGTATATTATGGGGAGGTGTTGGGTCCGGAAAATCTATCACCTCCTTGGCCTATTATTATACTCAATATGGTGGGCAATTAAATACAACAAATTATGTTAGAATGGTTAATCCGCCTGATTTGTATATTATAACAACTGCTCATAAACGAGATTTATTAGAATGGGAAGGTGAGTTATCTAAATTCTATTTATCAACAGATAAAAAGGTAAACTTATATTCTAATAAAATAATAGTCGATAGTTGGAATAATATAAAAAAGTACGTGGATGTAAAAAACGCATTCTTTATTTTTGATGAACAAAGGTTAGTTGGATATGGAGCATGGGTTAAAACATTTTTCAAGATAGCAGCTTATAACAAATGGATATTACTATCTGCAACTCCGGGAGATAGTTGGTCAGATTATATGCCAGTATTTATTGCAAATGGCTTCTTCAGAAACAAAACTGATTTTGAAAGAAAGCATGTTGTATTTAATCCATTCACAAAATACAAATCCGTTCTAAGATATACTAACGAAGGAGCCCTTATAAAAATGAGAAATAGAGTTCTTGTTAAAATGGGGGACCTTGGTAAAAACACTGTCAGACATTACGAAACATTATTGGTAACCTATGACAGAAACAAATACGATATTGTGGCTAATGATAGATGGAACATATATCAAAAGAAACCGATTGAAAACTCTTCGGAATACTGTTATACACTGCATAAAGTCGTTAATTCAGATCCAAGCAGATCAACAGCAATAGTTAATATAATGGAAGTTCATCCAAAAGTAATTATATTCTACAATTATGACTATGAACTTGAGATTTTACGAAACTTATTTAAGGATTTCGGAAATGTTAGAGAATGGAATGGTCATAAGCACGAAGAATTGCCTACAGGAAACTCATGGGCATTTCTAGTGCAATATACGTCTGGATGCGAAGGATGGAACTGCATTACAACTGATACTGTTATATTCTATTCACAAAACTATTCTTACAAAGTTATGGAACAGGCTGCTGGACGTATTGATAGACTAAACACTCCATATAGAGATTTATATTACTTCTATTTGAAATCCTCTTCTAAGATTGATAAGGCTATATCTATGGCTTTGTCCAAAAAGAAGAAATTTAATGAAAGAGGTTTTGCTGTCGTGTTTAAAAACGATAAACCAGAACAACTTAAATTATTCGATTTGCCAAATGATACTAAAAAGGATTTTGATCCAGAAAGGGATTGTATAGAGCATTCCTCTTTTCATAATCCAATAGACATATCGCAATAATTTCACATGTTATAATGAGAGAAAATGGAGGAAAATAGTTATGACGTTTTTTAAAATCTTTATGACTGCCGCTGGAGTATCAGTAGCTACTAGTTTATTAACTGGAGCTATCTGTAAGAATGGCGACAAAATCAAAAAGACTTTTTTTGACGACGACAAACAAAAGAAATCCAAATAATTTCTTAAAATTAAGGGATCGTACATGGTCCCTTACATTTTATATTTTAAAAGGAGAAAAAAAATATGATTAAATTTAATGTTGATTTAACTGAAGCAGAAGTTTCTAATTTTGTAGATATTCTTACAAAGAATCCTGTTTTGATTAATAAAGTTACAGATAGTGTATATTCTAGTGGAGTTCGCAAAGGAATTGCAATTGGTGCATTATCTGTTGTTTTTGGTTTTAATACTTATATTTGGTGTTTAGCACTAAAGCAAATGAGAAAACAAAAGAAGCAACCAAAGAAACAGTAATTATTTCTTGGAAGGAAAACCACTCAAACCCATTTAGAATTATTTTTACGAGCAGAATAAACATTTGTCTATATTTACCTCCTTCGATGCATAATTCTAAGTCAGTGTCATACAAATCCTCTTTCTCAAAATTCTGCTTGTAAAACGGTCTGACGTAGCCGTATAAGTACGTCTTCTTTATATTTTAAATGGAGAAACATACATGAAAAAAACTAAAATTGGTCTATTTATGGAGAAGTATGTAACCAAGGGAGCATTATTTATAGCAAAGCATCCTGTACTATACTATATTTTAAACTTAACTTGGGGCTTACCTCTAACATTATTAGGTTATATAACGACATTGGTATTATTACCTTGGACAATAAGAATCTATAAATACCATTATATTTACGGTGTGCAAACTGTATTATTCTCTCACGGATTTGATTGGGGTTTTGAAATGGGTACTTGTTTCTTTACATCAATGGGAGCATGGACTTCAAATAGTTTGAGATGCCATGAATTCGGTCATACATGCCAAAATGCTTTACTTGGCCCATTCCAGATATTTTTAGTATGGATTCCAAGCATGATTAGATTTTGGTATAGAGATAGATTGTGCCGTAAAGGAATAAGATCACCTATTACTTATGACGCTATTTGGTTTGAAGGTTCTGCAACTAAAATTGGCTGCGAATACTATGTATGGGACCAAACTAGAAGACTAAGAAAACAAATGGCTGAGAAGGCCAAACAAACTTCAGAAAAGGAATCGCAATAAAAACATATCCTATAATGAAGGAGGATTTCTAAAATGGAAATCAATAATAAAATACTAATAAGTTTATTAGGAATTGGAACTTGTATTACTACTGCGAGTCTACTAGCAGCTAGGAGCAAAATTAAGAAGGTTAATGAAAAGGTCGATGATATTGACAGAAAAGTTAACGTTTTAGGTGCAGCTCAAGTTGCTTGCTGGGATACTCAGTATCTTATAAATTCTGATGTTAATGATAAACTTAATTCTGTAGAAGAAAAATTGAATACCAAAACCAAGAAATCTAAATAAGATTTATAAGAGTCATTTAAACATGGCTCTTATTTTTTATTTGAAGGAGAAAGATTATGTTGACTTTAGACGATGCATTAGACTTACATGGATATAATCATAAAAACCATAGGAACGGAATTCCTTTTATGATTAGGAGAAGTAAAAACAAGGACGTTATTTATACAAAATACGTATTAAATAGCGCTACTGGTCCTAAGGGTTTGAAGAGCTTACCTGTTATAAAAGTAACTGTTGAGAAAAGTAATTTTTATCCATATTGTAGTTACGAAAAACATGAAAAAGGAAAGATTAAAGTATTTTGGTTAGATGATTCCAATTACACTAACTATAGTAGAACTCCTAAAAAAGATAACGAAACCAAAAAGGAAGATCCAGATAGTTATATTTACAAGTGCTTAGAACGCTATGGAAATACTGTTGTTGGGAGAGTTCATTTCTACAAAATGTTTAAACATATTTGGCATGAGAAGATTGGAAAGCATATGCCGAGCAATGTTATGGATGATCCAAAGCATTCGAAAGACTGTGAAATATGCATGAATGTTTTAAAAGAAAATATTGGAGAAAAGATTGGAAAACGTGTTGGAATACGTAGAGTTGTATCTACTGATAGGCCTGAACCATATACTAGAGGAGAATACGAAACAAGCGAATTTTTTGTGATTGAAGTAGCTTCAGATATGCAAAAATAGCTGTAAAAAAGCTTGTCAAAAATATTTTAAAAAGTGTCACAAAATTGACAAGAAATGACAAAAAGTGTCACAAAAGTCATATTTTGGGTGAACAAATTGAGAAAAAGTGCTGTCTGTGTCAAAAATTTTTGACAAGAAATGAAAAGTGTCACATTTTTGACAAGGCCAAAAGTGCCCATTTTATCGATACTTTTTGGGGTTTCTTGTCAAATGTCAAAAATTTTCCTATTTTTTATATATTTTTATTTTTTTTTATATAAATAAATATAAGAAAAAAATGACAATTTGACAAGGACGCTATTTTTAGCAAATTTTTCACAATTAAAAGGAGTATAAATGTATGGCAATAGTTTTTGTATTAATGACTTTAATTTTTGGAATTGGATTATATTCAGTTATAACAGGAAGCCTTCTTCCATTTGTTATAGCAGATTTTCCAGTTGGGATAACTATTACTAATATTATTCTTGGTGTTATTTTAATTGCATTTTCATTAGGAATGATAGTAGTTGGTGCAATGAGCGACGAACGGTGATTTCGCAAAAATTTCATATTCTATAATGAGAGGAGTATGATACTCAATTCTTAAGTCACTATGGTGGGTAATGTATATTATTCAGGTTCGAGTCCTGATGACTTACGAGAAAGGGATTGAGCAGTAAGAAACCATCAAGAAAAGAATTTAAGTATCGCAGATGATGCATAGATTCTTTTTTTTTATTTGTCGCACTTATTACATGCCTTATAATGGAAGGAGTGAATTATATGACTACTAATCAAAAACTTTATTTATGGCATGAAATTCGTATGACCGCCGGAGTTGTAATTACAGCAACAATGTCATTTATTACTGTTTATGCAACTTCTCCTTGGTTGAGAGAGAAGTGCCACAATGTTAAAGATAAGATTTCAAACAAAATTCACAAAAAATAGAAAATAAAGGGTTATTTAAACATACCCTTTATTTTTGTCGCAATAAAAACATGTCTTCTAATGGAGAGAAAAGTAAAGGCGACCTTAAGCCTCTTACATATCTTCTATATTTTTTGTAAAGGAGCTAATATGCCTAAAGAAAAGATTTATAAACATGAGTCTGATTTTCAGGCGGACCTTATAAAGACAATTAAAAAAGATCTTGGAGAAGATAATCTTGATATTTTAAAGAATGATGCCAATTATAAACAAGGCATTCCTGATTTAATAATTTTATATAAAGATAAGCATGCATTTTTGGAAGCAAAGATTTCAGAAGATGCACCTCATCGTCCGAACCAAGATTATTATATCGATAAAGCTAAGAAGAATAGCTATGGAGCTTTTATATTTCCAGAGAATAAGCAGCAAATTCTTGACGAAATGTATAAATATTTAAAACATTAATATTTTTAGGAGGAAGCCACTAATGCAATGGAATGATCATCACCAATTAGAAGGGAAACATGCTTTTTTAGGAGCGAGCAATTTTCACTGGGTAAATTGGACAGATTCTATATTTGAGAATAGATACTATAGTCAATTCTCAACAATAATAGGAACTACTATACATGAATTAGCGCATGATTGTATTTTAAATAGAACAAAAATAAATAAACATGATAAGCATTTAGTAGAACTAAGTTTATATCATGCTTTTGTTCCAAAAGATGCATACGATCCTAATGCTATATTAGAAAATCTTATTCCTTTTGTAAATGATGCTATTGGTTATCACATGTCTTCTGAAATTCTTCTATATTACAATAGTTATTGTTTCGGAACATGCGATGCTATATTATTCAACGAGAAAGATAAGATATTGAGAATTCATGATTTAAAAACCGGAACTACAACTGCTCATTTTGAACAATTGTTAATTTATGCTGCTTTATTTTGTTTAGAGTATCATAAAAATCCTAGACATTTTACAACTGAATTAAGAATATATCAAAATTTTGAAATCTCAGTAAATACTCCAGATCCAAGTGAAATTGAATCTTTTATGGAACTTATACAAAATAGATCACAATTAATTTCCACATATTTAGAAAGAGAGGGTAGATAATTATGGATGCTGAATTTTTAGATAAAAAAATAGAAAAAGACTTTTATAGTGATTTGCCCGGATTTGTTTGTGAATCGTTAGATTCAATAATCAAAAAATATGGGGATCAACCTTGGTTTTTAGAAGCATGGAATGAATATAGAAACCATGTTTTAGAATCAAATATTGATGATATGAAGATGCCAGGTTTTGTATTCAAAAAGTATATTGACAATAAGATCGAACATTCTGATTTATTTGCTAATGAAGAATACACAATTGGAGATTTAATGCATTATGGAATCAAAAGGCGTTCTGGAAGATATCCTTGGGGTTCTGGAGAAGATCCTTTTCAACATAGTCCAGATTTTTATTATAGAGTAAATGCTTATAAAAAAGCAGGACTTACTGAAAAAGAAATTTGTGATGCTGAAGGTCTAAACACTAAAGAATTTAGAATGGCATATTCTATAGCAAAAGACAGAACTAAAATGGATAAAATAGCTTATGCAAAAAGTGCTTTGGCTGATGGAAAAACCAAGGTGCAAATTGCTAAGGAATTAAGTGAAAAATATGGAGAACATATTGGTGACACAACTGTCGGTTCATTATTAAATTCTGATAGAGAAGCTAAATTACATATTTCTATGAAAACTGCTGACAGCCTAAAAGACATGGTTGATAAAAGCAGAGCAGGATATTTAATGGTTGGAAGAGGCTCCGAAAAAGCTATTGGAGTAAGTGCTGATAAAATGGACACTGCCCTATATATTCTTGAAACTGCAGGTTATCATATATATGATATTCGTGTTCCTCAAGCTGGACAAAAAGGCCAAGGAACTATAGTTCAATTATTAGCTAAACCAGATGCTCCAAGACCAAAGCAAGAAGATTTTGATAAAATAGATAGAATTGCTGATAAACACAAATCTTATGATGGTGAAACTTTTAAAGAAGCATTCCATTATCCAGCATCTTTAGATTCTAAAAGATTACAAATTAGATATGCTGAAGATGGTGGTATTAACAAAGATGGAGTTGTTGAAATTCGTCGTGGTGTAAAAGATTTATCTTTAGGCGAATCCAACTATGCTCAAGTTCGTATTTTAGTAGATGGAACACACTATATTAAAGGTATGGCTGTATATTCTGATGGAAGTGACATGCCAGATGGTGTTGACCTTATATTTAATACAAACAAAAGCAAATCTGTTTCCAAAATGGATGTTTTAAAGAAAATAAAAGATGATCCAAACAACCCATTTGGTTCTGCAATTAAAGAAGGAACTGGTCCTGGTGGAGGACAATCATATTATATTGGAGATGATGGAAAAGAACATTTATCTTTGATTAATAAAAGATCTGATGCTGGAGATTGGGGGTTATGGTCTAAAGAATTATCTTCACAATTTTTATCGAAACAACCAAAAGCATTAATAAAAAGACAATTAGATTTGTCTGAAAATGAAAAAGAATCTGAATTTGAAAATATAATGCAGATTAATAATCCAACCATAAAGAAACAAATGCTTGTAGAATTTGCTGATAAATGTGACAAAGCTGCTGTTGAATTAAAAGCCGCTCATTTACCAAGGCAAAAATACCAAGTAATTCTTCCTTTAACCACTATAAAAGATACTGAAGTATATGCTCCTAATTATAAAGATGGAGAAACAGTTATTTTAATAAGATATCCTCATGGTGGAACATT